TGCGATGTGGGTTGCGACATCTGACTGGATGAGGCCGGGGTAGATATCGACCCAGACCTTGGTTGCAGATTCAACGCGCGCGATAACGCCGACGTAGATTCCGTTCGTGACGTTTCCGACCAGGTCGACAGTCTCATCGTCTTTTACAAAGACCGCCTTACCGACGTCTCCCTGGACCGCGGCCGCGATGCCAAACAGGAACACACCGCGCCGGCGCGTGAGCACATTGATTGCGCTGGCCAGGCCAAGCGAGTTGTCGGCCCGCTCGCCGGCCACGCCCGCGAATACCTTGCTTGCAGCATCGCTTGCGGCTTCGGCCAGTCTGGTTACTCCGTCGAGGCAGACGAGACTTCCGGCGTAAATTTTCTTAGCCGCCCCAACCGGGAAGTAATTTTCTAGGCCCTCGAAATACTGGGTTTTTCTGTCGTCAGCTAAAGCCATTTCCAACCCTCCTTGATGCCGTTTCCGGCAGTTCGTCTTAGGCCGTCGCCGGCGTGTTGTATTTTTTCCAGGTCTCATCCGAGACCCCGAGCATCTTGTTGATCTGGAGCTGGGCGTCATCAGGCACGGCAGCCGGCTTGGGATCGGGTACGACCTGGAGCTTGTCTGTCGGCACAACCTGTGGGGCCTTGGCTACGAAAAGCTTGAAGCCTTCGGCATCGGCCAGGGCGTATTTTTCGGCCCATTCCTTCTGCGCCGGGGTGATCTTGCCTTCCTTGAGCGCGGCGGTGACGAGATCGTCCTTATCGCGTTCGGCCAGGCGCGCTTTAAGCGATGCGATCTCCTGGAGAACCGTCGCGTCGGGGCGCTGCTTCAGCGCGTGGATCGAGGCTATGATTTCGGACTTGGTAGCGGTTGTGGCCAGGCCGATTGCCTCGATAACTTCGGGGCAGGCAACGATCTTTGCGGGCTGTTCCTTGAGCGATTTGATCGCCGAGATAATGATTTCTCCGCCCGTTGCATCGGTTAGACCTACTTCCCTGGAGCATGCGAGAACGGTTTCCTTGTGACCGTTAAGCCCGGCGATGGCAACTGACACCTGGTCTTCCGTGGCCGTCTCGGGGAGCCCGAGCAGCTTGGCTATTTTCTTTAAAAACTCCATACTTTCCTCCTTGAGATTTTTCGCCACGATTGGCTGAATTTGATTAAGGCGCGGCGCGTTTGTGAGCGCCACTCTAAGCAGCTCCGTCAATTTTCCGGAACTTTTTGAAACCATGAAAACAGGCGAGAAGTATCTGTACTCGCGGCTGGCGAGGTATTCCCTGGCCTTGTCGGTCCATTCGCAAATCGCCCAGAGCCCGTCCTGACCGCGATTTTCCAGCCGCTTTATCCAGCCGGCAGCCGGAGCGCGTCCGTCAGGGGCGGTGAAATCGTATTGATCGGTTTTGCCCTCGGTCTGGTGTTCGTAGTCGATCACCATGTCCAGGCCTCGGGCCTGGAACTTTTGGATGACCGCGTTCATAGCTTCAGCGTCGACGGTAAAGGCACCGGCCCCTTTCGCCTCCACCTGGCCGGCAGGAAAGACCTGGAACTCTGTCGGAATTATTCCGGGGGGCATCTGCGCGATAACTATGAACTTGTTCATTCCGGCTCCTTGTACTGCCTGGCCAAGTCCTCGGGGTATTTAGAGAGGTCCGGCTTGTAGGAATTGAGGCCTTCTCTTCCGACGTTATAGTCCCAGCCTTCATCGGGTTTTGCCGATACCCCGGTTGTTTCCTCTTCCAGTCCGCGTTCTCCTACGTCCTCGACCGAGAGCGTCACGATGTAGCACCTTCAGCCAAAGCCGTTGGGCGGATACCATTCGTTCCAGATCGGGTGCAGGTAGTGATAAACCCTGTCGTCCATCTCGGCGTGATCGGGCCGGGTGACCGAATCGATGATCGCCTTGTATTGCCAGTAGGGGCGATCCTGCGCGACTTCCATCTGTTGCTGAAACCGGCCGACCGAGTAGGCGGTCTGAATGTTGGTGTTAAAAATGGTCTCAAGCCGCCAGGGCGCGAGACGCTTCATTTCGGTCCCGTCCGGGAGCTGCACGATTGCCTTTTCACCGGTCGGGGCCCACCATCCCTTTTCTTCGAGCTTCGGGATGAGGTTGTCTTTAAATTCCTTGAGCGTTGTGCCGTTGCGGATTGCTTTGTCGACTTCGTTTTTGATGTCGACCAGCACGTCCATTTCGGTAACGCGAGCCACCGTAAAAGCGCGAGCGTTCGCCTGCTTCCAGAGTTCCCTCCAGGAGGTTGCCGTAATCGCATAGCCTTTGCTCCGAAACCAGGCTATGGCCTCCTCGAAGTCGAGATCGAAGGGAACGGCGTCGATTTTCATTCACCCTCGCTTGCGCCGCCGGTTAGGGCCGAGGCGAGGATCGCGCGGGCGAGGAGCTGCTGGAAGCGCTCGCCGTCCAGGCGCGGATAGAGGGCGTAGATTTTCGCGCCGATCTCTTCGAGAGATTCAGCGTTTTTAATCATGTCCAAGACCGGCTTGAGCATTGCCTGGATCTCATCGGTTGCCTTCGGCAATGCCTTTCGGCGCATGGCGTCGATTGCCTTCTGACCGGACGGTTCGCCGCCCCCCTTAACACTTTTTGCGATACGCTTCGCCTTTGCCGGGGGCGGCTCATCCTCGGGCGGATTGTTTTCGGGCGGTCCTTCAGGAGGCTTTTTTTCGGGCTGCATTCCCGGCAGCGATCCGGGCGGCATGCCTCCGAACGGTTGCGGAGGCGGGGTCGGCTTCTTTAAGGGCGTCTCGCCATCTTTCGGAAGAGGTATCTTAAATCGCTCGCTGATATGTTCCTGGCTGATCGGCTGCCCCATGTCGCTCACGATCTTGTACACATCGGCGGCGGCCTTGAGGTCTTCCGGAGGCTCGTAGAGAAACCGGAACTGCGGTATCGGCGCGTCCCAGCCGAAATTAAAGCCGACCAGGGGACGGAGGATCTGCTGGGTGATGGTTTTACCGAGTGCGCGGCAGTCTGCCTCTATCAGGTCCTGCCTGACGTCGTTATGCACCTGGCCGAGAGCGAAGCTGCCCTGGCCCTTGCTGCCGCCGGCTTCCGATGTGAGCGTCTGGCCGAGGATGGCCTTTGACATTTGCGCATCGCAAAAAGTTACCAGGCTTTCGTAGACGTTTAGCGAGCTGGTCTTGGTCGATTCGATAAATTCGATTTCGGTGGATTTGGATATGATGCCGGCGGCATCGGCTCCGAGCGAGCGGATTGCATTTATCAGGGCGTCTTTGTCCGCTTTCGATGCACCCGGCTCGAACTTTCCAACCCGGATCGGCATGCCATATACTTCAGCAAACGATACCCAGTCTTTAATTGCATAATTTTTGAAAAGGTACATGAAGGCGCAAACGCGCATGATCCCGGCCCTTGTGTCATAGCCTGACCGGGCCTTGTAGCGGTGGTAGACGAACTTGAATGGGGGCGGATCGATGCCCTGTACCTGGTCTTCTTCGGTTAGCACCCTGGGGTGTATGGAGTTCCAGAAGGTGAGCTTCTTGGCGTGTATCCAGTTGAGCCCGGTGACGTTCGCCTGGCCTGAAGAGGTATCCCACATGATTTCCATCATCGAGTAGCCTTTGCCAAGGGCGTCGAGCATATCGAGGATGTGATCGTCGAGGTCGGCCAGGCCTTCGAGAACCATATTGCAAAATTCCGCAATTTTCTTGTCGGCGGAATCTTCGGATGTCGGCGATATCTCCCACGAAAGACCTTGCACGGCCAATTTGCGGGTCTGGAACTGCGACGCCAGGTGGGCGTCCTTTTCTTCCATTTCTTCGAACAGTTCCGCCTGGCGGAGTACGTCTCCCTGGTCGGCGGCCTTGAGGATCGTTGCCAGCCGGTCGGGCGTGAGGCCGGAGCTGGGATAAGTGCTGTAGCGGTCGCGCAGGAGCTGGACCGATATTTCGCGGGTTTCCGGGGTCCTGATATCCCCCATCTGGATCTCTCGGCCGAACTGATCGAGCAGCATTTTTTAGTAAGCTCCTCTGTGATTCGCAAAGCGGCGCTCGCCGACTGATTCATATTCAGGAGGCCCGCCGGCCATCTTTGTTGCCGACCAAGCCAGGGCGTGAGCTATTGCGGAATCTCCGTGGCGTTGCCCGCCGTCGCGACCTTTTCCCTTGTAGGTATCCGGGACCTTTGCCACGCCCTTTTCCATCTTGACCGCTCGAAGGTCGTCCAGGGTGTCCGCATCTTTCGGAATGGCCATCTTTCGGTCTTCAAGGGCGCTTTTGAGCGGGGGCATATTCTCGCGGTACCAGGTCTCGGAGAGCATTACCTGGGCGATCCGCGAGGAGCCGTAGCGCTGCATGGCGACTTCGGCTAGATACTGGCCGTTTCCGCGCGCGTCCATTGCGCCTCCGCGAAATCTGGGCAGACGGTCGAGAAGATAGAAGAGGACCTGTTCTTGCTGCCTGAAGGGAACGTTTCGAAGTTCGATCTGGCAGATATCGCGGTAGGTGAGAAACGGCTGCTCCTGGAGGGGGACAATCACCGTCAGGTCACCGGTGCGGCCGAAATCCTCGCCGAAGTAGGTTGGCCAGTTCTCGGGCAGGACGTCCAGGACCGGATCGAGGTATAGGACGCACCAGGCAAGGGCGGCGGCGGTGCGCGCATCCTCGGGCTGCTCCGCGAATTCCGGCGTGCATTTCCAGCGGACCACCGGTATTTGGGCATCCATGCAGGCTTCGATAATATTTCGAGGCAGGTAGATGCCGGACCCCTTGCTCGGGATGCAGAAAAGTTCCTCATCGGAATCATCGCCGTAGGAATTTATGAGATCCTGGCGCCAGGCCGCTTCGCCCTCTGCTGTCCATTCCTGGTTTGTTTTGAGGCAGATTCGGCGATAGAGGCCCTGCGCCAGGGCGTCATCGAGCGTAATCCTGTGTAAGGAGTAGGGCTTCTTGCCGGCGCGGATCTCTCCGATCAGATCGTTGAATGGATTGTCCTCGCCGAAGTGGGTGGAGATAACCACGACACGCCCGCCCCACATAAGAAGGGCGATTGCGGCCTTGAGCAGCCCTGGAAGGTCGTTGTGGAAAGCGGCCTCATCGATCACTACCTTGCCCTGCTTGCCTCGAAGGTTCGAGGGCCTGGAGGAAAGCGCGGTCACACGCTTGCCGCTTGAAAAAGTTATCCTGAAGGCGATGATGTCATGGTCCTCGTCCTCGACCAGGACTTCTTCCATCGCCGATGCCGCTTCGCCGTAGACGCCGACCCAGAAGGCGCAATCATTAATGAATTCGAGGGCCATCTCCTTGTTGTAGCCGATATACCAGACATCCATGCCGCCGGTGCTTGCCGCTTCGAGCACATCGTCCGCCGCTTCGCACCAGGAAAGCCCGACGCGGCGCGATTTCTCGCACAGTTTGACCGGGGCCTTATCGGCGATCCAGGCCTTCTGGTAGGGCATGAGGAGGTCGGGAATTTCGCTCATCTTATTCCAAGCACCTTTTTGCGGATCTCTTCGGCCGCCTGTTCGCTGAGTCCGGGTCCAGACTCGGGCGATTGCTTCTGTTCACCGGCCTGTGGCTCCGGCTGTACGGGAGCAGGCTGATCCTGCGGCAGCGCCTTGACCAGGGCCGCCAGGTCGATTTTCATTTTCGTCGAACCATCAACCAAACCGGTCGCCGCTGTTGCGATGGCCAGGTTGACCAGACTTTCCAGTGCCTCTTTGTGTGGCTTCTTGGCGTATTCGGCGATAATGCGCGACATCTCCTCGCGCACTCCCAGGAGCCGCCTCTCCGTTCGAAGCGCCCGGTAATAGCCCGCGATGCCTTCATGGCTCAGGCTATGACCGCGCTCTTTGACCAGCGCGGATGCTGATTGCAGGGTAAGGGTCTGCCCGTCCAGACCTGCGATTATTTCATCCTGGAGACCCTCGGGCAGGGACAGGAATGCGAACCTCGCCTTTTTTGAGGCACTGAGCAGCAACTCGCGGTGGTTCATAGGCCGTATTCCTTGCAAAGCTTCGCTATTTCAGCGAGCAGGGGCCTGAGTCCGAGGCGGCCATCCTCGGTCGATTCCAGTGCTAGGGCCAGTTCGCCCGCAAGGAACAGCACTCTGTCGGACTCTAGGTGCTGCGTATCAACTATGGGACTGGTCGCCTCGCGTATGGCTCGCCTGGCCTCTTCCACTGCAAGTTTTCGCTGCTCGACCTGGAGCTTTAGCTCCTGGAGCTTCCCCTGGGCCATCAGTCGTTCGCTCATCCTTCTTCCCTCCCGCTTGCCTGTTTTTTGAGCCTGACCATTGGACAGAATTGGTTGGTGGCGACCTGGTCGCACAGCTTCGCGTAGCCCTGAGCGTTCATGAGGAGGATGTCTTTCTGGTCACCAGCCAGTGCTGCAAACCGCCTGACCAGCTCGGCATTGTTTTCATACATGCGCCGGACCTCGCCCAAACCCTCCTCGAAGATCTTTTGCTGCCTCAACGTGTCATCGCGATAGATCGCCAAGGTCTTCTCGTGGCTTTTCTCGCTGTAGTACCAGACCACGAAAATGATGCCCGGAATGCCGAAGCCGGAAACGATCTTAACGGCCAGATCTAAAACAGCGCCATCCATGACTACCCCTATTTGCTTGTAGGAAGATTGCGTCTGATTCCCTGGCCGATGAGCGCTACTCCGAGGCCGCCCAGGATCGTGGCCGCGAAGGTCATCCAGGGCTGCCATTCGGCGACCGGACAAACCTGCACCGCGCCGAGAATCGCACCCGATAAAGCCGATAAAACGGCTCCTGTTTTTGTCATCCATCCTCGGGGCATGTTCAAAACCTCCGGTTAATGATGTTGATGTAGAAATCCGGGCCAGGCTCGCCCAGAGATCCAGTCCAAAGAGGGTTGCTCCATGTCTGACTCTGATCTTCCCAGCCCGGAAAGGTCATGCAATCCGGTCAGGGCGCTGCCGGAGTTGCCCCTCCCCCCAAAGTCTTTGCAGCCGTGTAGACCGGGGCCATAGCGGTATCGAGCGCCTTCTGGTTTTCGGCAGTGGGCTGCGCCTTGAAGTTGGTGAGCGCGCTCTGGGCCACTCCAACAAAGGCCGGAAGAAGAGACTGGCCAAGGGCCGCGTAGCCGCATTCCTCCGAGCTCATTGCGCCCGATGCGCAAAGAGTGCTGATCGCCGCCGGAGCATTCTGCGCGATTGAACTGGTAAGACCCGTCAGCCAATTCGATGCGAAGTTGGCAACATCCGAGGACTGAGGTTGGCCATCGCCCGACGGCAGGCTTCCCGCGCACCCGGCCATAACCAAAAGGAGACAAATCGCCAGAACCTGGACCTTCCTCGACTTACAAACAAAACGTTTCAACATCATTGTCTACTCCCTGTTTTTAGCTCTGCGCACTCTGTGCGCTCTGCGGTGAGTTGCTCTTCGCCAGTCCGATTTCTATGTGGCGTGCTTCTGCTTCCCTGCGATTCTGGAGGCCCTTGGTATCCGGCCATAGCCGCTTCATTTCGCGCAACTCGACTGGGATCTGCGACCATTGCCCGGCGGCAACCGCGATGCGGATAAAGCGCATTTCGATTCGCCGTGCTCCGGCCATCGAGGGGCCTCGGTTGAAAACGAGGGAGAGAAGTGCTTCCTGGACACATGGCGGGGCTTCTGTTACGCCGGGGAATGCCTGTTGAGTTGCCGCCCAGTAGCGAGGCACGCTATAGCGTTCGAACTGTTCGAGAGCGGCATCCCAGGGAATAGTGATATCCTTCAAAATGGGCAGCCATCGCTTCGCCTCGGCACCGCGCAGCCCGACTACCGTAAGAAGTCTTGCAAGATCGGCTTGCGAGAGGAAATCTTCCCATTCAGTAAGAAATGTGCCGGTTGATTGGGCCCCGCAGTCGTAGCCGATCCCGAGGGTAATGCCGGAGTTGGTATCTTTGCCGCCGGGCACCACCGGATGAAGGCAGAACTTCTCATAGTACTTCCAGCCGCCGCCGACTTCGCCGTCGAGGAGTAGTTGGAGTCCTTCGGGTGTAAGCTTCATGGGATTCCCCCTCCCGATGCGGAGGGGAAGATGGGTGGGCGGATGGTGGTTTGCCGCATCCGCCCTATCATCTAGAGGCTCGCTGCCTGTGATGTTCGAGGGGCTACGCCGAGAGTCAAGGGAACCGGAGCCCCCTCCAGAATTCCGGCCCCCTTGATCCCTCGGTTGGGAAACAGGCGAGACAACCCTTAGCACACGCTCGTGACCAGGGTTGTCAAAACGCCTTTAACTTTTTTTCCGGTTCTGAAAATAATTTTGCCTGGTGCAACCGCTGCAGGTCGAAATTGTCAGCGACGTAGACGACCCCGCCGTTTATCGTGATCGGGAATTGAAAGCTCAATGACTCGACCCACCTGTAAATGGTGCGCGAGCAAAGCCCGCTCTCATCGGCCAGTTCCTCAATTGAGACCATCCGCTTCTTGAGGATCTGGGCCAGAATAAAACAGGCGTTGTCGCGCATCCGGTCGACCCCTTTTCGCCGGGACGCCTCAAGCCCCTTCAGAACTTCCTCCTCCGCCATGCCTGTTTCCCTCCCCGGTGGGCAGAGGCTGCCCACCCTACGATTTCCCCAAAAATTGCTTCATCATGTCCTTAACTGCCTTACGCTCCTCTTCGGTTGCCGGAGGACTATCCACCGGGTCCTCCACCCGGTGTCTCCGCTCGATCTCGCGCCTGGATTCGGTTTTTCGCGCAAGCCCTTCCGCCTTTACCCAGGCGGTATGCCGCAGATAATTGAGGCCCTGCCGGTCCGTGAAGCCGCGCTTGCCGGACTCGATCATCGCGTCGATTGCTTCAATCCATAACTCGACGGGCGCGGGCCTGGTCTCGCAGCCTTCCCATTTGACCGATCCACTGGTGGCAAGCTCCTGGAGGCCTCGGAGGATCTTGAGGGCCGTCGACGGCCGAAGCGCGTTTTTGCCCCGGAAAAGGCCAAGAAAGGAGATCGAGCGGCGCTGAAGCTGCGCCGGGATGTTCGGAAAGAAATCGACCACGGCCCGCCAGTCGGCGTCGGTGAGGAAAGCCTCCAGGTCGGCTACCAGGCCGCAGCCCGGACAAACGCCGCGCATCAGTTTTTCACCGCAGCGGGCGTAGAGACCGCAGAGCGAAAACTACGACATGCATGCCGGCGGAACGGCCACTGCCCGCGGTGACCGTCCCACGGTCTTGACTGACAGATTCCCAGGGCGGCCACAGATCCGTGCCCCTGCCTGAAGTTATGGCATTCCCTGCATGCAATTTTGCCGGCTATGCCGGATACTTGTTCAGCCAAGGGCTACCCCTTTTTCTTTAGTTTCTGACAGCGCCGGCAAGTGCCCCCCCCCGCCTGTTTTCCCATCGTCTCGCCTTTCCTAATCTTCGTTAACCGCAGACTCCCCCGGCTCAAAAGCGCTGCCGGGGCAGGCTCCGAGCGCGGAGGCCCTTCCGGATGCCGTCATCTTATTGATGCGATCCTGCACCGACGCTCGGTACTGATCTTTCTGTTGCCCGAGCAGCTCGAACTTTTCCGCGAGGATGCGAAGTTTTTTCGCAGCGCTTCGGCATGCATCGCGAGGGGTTGCATAACCATCAATCAATGCAGTTGAGCCTTCGCGGCCTTCCACTCCAAGCAAAAGCTCCGCTAACGAGCCGCCCCGCCCCCTCCTTGCCAGTCCGATATTAATTTTTGGCAGGCCCATTCTTATCCTCCCGGAGTTCCCACGAGAACTTGTCCTCCTTGACGCGCTCTGTCCCGATTTCGAGCAGCCGCTCGTCTGTCCATGTTTCGAGCTTCTCCCAATCAACCGACTTGGTGATCGCGATCGCATCATCGGCATTGATCTTCTCAAGGCGCTCCAGGAGGTTTCGCGCGCGCTTGACCCTCTTGATAACGGCAAAGATGAGAGCCCCGTTTGCCAGGTCGACCCGGTCGGTACCGTCGAAAAGCTGATTCCGGTTGACCTTCATGTGCTTTTCGATCTGGACTTCAAGCTCGCCGAGCAGGGCCTTCTGCGGGGCCATTTTGGCCTTCCACCTGGTGGCCAGCTGATCGAGTTCGGCCTTCCATTCAACTTCCATTTTCTTAAGCGCCAGCGTGGTTGCCGCGATGTCTTCCAGGTATCCGTCCGCGATCTTGTGGGCAGCGGTCGGATAATCAAGTTTTCTTGCCGGTTCAGCCATGCCTGTTTCCCTTTCTATTTTTGATTCACCGCAGAGGACTCAGAGGGCGCGGAGTTATGTTTCCGCGCTCTCCGCGTCCCCCGCGGCTAATCTGAATCCTCGCAGAACTTCTCGACGTTGCCCGCCAGCCACCAGGCCATTGATATCGAGCAGTCATTGCGCCACCAAATGTAGAGAAAAAGCCTTATGCGCTGAAACATGCCTGTCTCCCTTTGCAGCTAGATCTTTTCGTCCCTGGCCAGGTTGATCGATATTTGCCCGATCAATTCCGGCAGTGCCCTGTTTTGCAGCTTGGCAACTATGGCGAGCTTTTTGAGACCCTGGATTTTGAGCTTGCGGCAGTATTCATCGAGGTCGGACCCGGCGCTGGCAAGGTAGTAGCCCCCGCCGTCCTGAGAGGCGGTAGAACAAATGGGGATCCCTTCCTTGCGCAACTTCGTCACCAGGTCGCGCAGGGCTCGGGTCCCATTGATCTTGTCACCCATCGGCTTGTCGTAGACGGCATGGAAAAGTGCGGGCATCGAGATCGCCCTGGCACGGCCGTGATGGTGGGACAAAGCTTTAAGCAGCCTGTTTTCGGGATCGTTGCTCACGCCGGATCCTTTCTAGTCGACGACTGACCTTCCGGGCACAATCACTTCGATGATTTCCGGATAGCCCTTCTGGTATCGGACCGCCTTGCCCTCCCTGAGGGCCTTTGCGATCCGCTCCCACGCCTCCGGGTGCAGGATGTAGAGTTCGAACGTGCATCCGGTAATTTCGCGAACCCTGCCATCCAGAAATCGATTGGCCAAAGAGTCGATCAGTTCGTCGGTTACGAGTATGTGGTCTTGGGTAATACCGCGCCCGGCCTTGCGAAAAGGGGGCCTGGTAATATCTTCGCCTCTACACATTTCGTTCATTGCCTGTTCCCTCCTTTGTTTTCTTGCGCTTTTGATAGATGGACAGCGCCGCGGCCACCCTCCAGAGCGAGTCTGGATGAAGCCATTCGAGCGCGGTCGCACAAAAACCCATCTTGGCGGCGATGCCCAGGGCGTACTCTTCAGTGAGGCCCGTATCGGCGAGGATCGCCCGGATCTTCCGAAGCAGGGGGCCTCTCCCGTCTGCAGGCTTAACCCGCTTGCGGGACTTCCCATCGGCCGAGCGGGGCGCCCGGCTCGATACAAATCCCCCCGCTTCCAGCCTGCCCAGCAGTTCTTCGAACTGGAGCACGTTCAGGTCCCTAGAAGAGGTCACGCCGACGCTTGCCAGCATCTCGCGGTAAGCGTCCTCGGAGAGGCCGAGCTTCGATTTAGCCACGTGAATCAGCGCCTTTTCCTTGTTTCCGATCTTAGGCAGAGGTCTTGGCATGGCCGTTCTCCGTGGACCGTTTTCGGGTGGGAAAATACCGGCTGAATTCCTTTCGCCGCCCAGCGGCGATTATCGTGACAGCCGTCCCGTTTGCTTCATCGATTCGCATGACCACGCCGGCTTCGTTGTTCCAGTGTTCGGCCAGGAGCATGTAGTCGCGGTAAGTGCCGTCGGGCATGCGCTTAAAGAGCAAGAGCTGAGGCCGTAGCTGCTGGCCTTCGGATATCAGGCGGTTTACTTCCTCGATGTCCGGGAAGCCCCCGCGCCACTGGCACCACATTTTTACAAAGTGCCGCGTGAAGGTCCTTACAAGCATGCTATCTCCTCGAGCTTGTCCCGGAGTTCCGAGCATGCCGCTTTTGCGGCTTCGTTCGCGTCGGCAAAGCGCTGAGCCATGCCGGTTGCAACCAGCTTGTTGATCTTGGCCGCAAGAAGGACGAGCGGGTCCGGCTCGAAAAATTCGACCTCGGGGCGCTCGATATGCTCATGGCCTTTGATGGTGAGCTTCCAGAGCCTCTCAAGCCCTCTCAAACCAGCTCGTGCTATGAATTCTTCCGCACGGTATTCACGTAAGCGTTTGTAGACATAGGAGACAGTCGTTCCGGCCTGGATGGCAATGTCCGAGCAGCTCCACTTTGGGTTGATCCTCATCGCGTGCCAGATGCGGTCCTCCAGGGGCGCTTCGCGCGCCGGCCGTCGCTCCGGCACATACTGGTAGGTCGCCCTCGATATTCGCATGACGCATTTTTGCCGTCGAAAGGTCTCGATTGCGATGTCGATCTTGGCCCTGGAAAACCCCATGTCACGGAGCTGCCGAGTTGTGGCGGTACCCATTGCGGCAAGCGCCTGCCTGATTTGCTCGGTCTCCGAATTGAGCTTTCTGCCGCATTTTCTGCGCTCAGTTTCCATTGCGGCCTCCACTTGCTCCAGGCCGACGCGAGGAAAGTGATTGCACCATTTTGATATCGACGGTCTTTGTCCCGGCAGCCCGCGCCATCTGTTCGCAGTCCCGGATGTCGGAGAAGACCAGGCGGAAATCTCCGCCGGAGCGCGATTCGATCCTTGCCGCCACCTCTGGATGGAGCTTCAGGTCGGCGGCCCTCATGGCATAAAGGATGATATCTTCGGTGGAGATGGCCTTGAACTCGACCACCTGAGTGACGCGGGACCAGAGGCGCTTTCTGGCGTTTAGAATGGGGAAAAGATGCTGCTCTCCAATTAGTATTACAGGGACCCCTGAGATATCGTGTATGTCCCGAAGATGCTCGATGAGATTAACCGAGAGGCGGTCAACCTCATCGACCAGGAGGGTGCGGCGCTGAGTTTCGAGCTGCTCGCAGGCCATGCGCTTGCACCGGTCAACCGAGTTGGGTTCGGACCCGTTGAGCTGCCTGCAAAGAGCTGCCAGCATGGCCCGAGGCGTCCAGTCTTCGAGCACTCGCAGGTAGACGGCCCCGGTCTGGACGGTGTAGTGGCGCGCAAAGATGGTCTTGCCCCGCCCGGCCTCGCCGTAAAAACAAGCCAGCCCCGGCTGCCCGCCTTCGATGTCTTCAAGCACGGAGAGCGCTTCCCTGGCGCGCACCGTGTTCCGCGTTTCGACAAATACCGCTTTCATGCCTGTTCCCCCCCTGTTTGAAAATTGCGAAATTTCGCAATTTTTGGCGTTACTTCCTCCTGTAGATCTCGATCTTCTCCCAGCCGAGCCCTTCGGCGAGCTTCATTCCCAATCCCCGTTTCCCGTGCAGCACATCATTCAGATAAACCACCGATACCCCGAGTTCCCTTGCAACAGCGGTCTGCGACCCAAGACGCTCGATCATGTCAGTGATTACGTCGCGCAAGTCATGCTCGGTTACCAGTTGATAGCCGCCCAGGACTTCTGCGGCACGCTCTGTGATCTCTCCAATAATTTCCATTTTTGTCCCTTTTTCAGTCATTCAGCTAAACGACTGAAAGGCGCGTTATTGGCAGTAAATCATCTCAAGGTCTTCAATCCGCTGCCGACAGACCGTCTGGAATTCTTCAGTAGTCTGGTACCAGGCCATAAACGCCTGCTCTTCGTGGGTCAGCTCGGCTTTGTGCTGGTGTTGAGCCCTCCAGCACCACTCGAACCTCTCTGCCGGGCTGCGGAATTGCTCGGGGCGCTCCAGTTCGGGCCTTGACTCTTCTTCCCTGCGGATCTCGGCCTCGGCCCGGCTGGCAACCAGCTCAAGACGTGCCTTCTCCTCTTCGGGCATGGGCGCTTCGAGCTTGGGTTGCGCTGATTCTGATTTCCCTCCTGGAAGCACCGCAGCTTTTTGCCGCCAGGGCAGGGCCGAAAGTCCTTCGGCTGTTTCATTCGAAGCCCCGAGTTCCAGCAGGCCGGCTTTTGTCTGCTTGGCCAGGCTGCGCTGGCGAGCAATAGCCGATTTGACCTGGTCGACTCCCACCTGGTCTCCGAGCTGGCGGGCGATTGGGTTTAGCGCCTGGACGGGGAGGCCCTCGCCGAGGTACTCGCGGTCAGCCGTGTAGAACCAGATTTTTGCGAGGTCGGAGCAGTCGTACTTGACCACAACCTTGTCCGCGTAGCCGTGCAGGCAGTCCGATTCGTAGTCGATTCCAAAGAGGGTCACCCGGCAGCGGTGCGGAACAGCAGTCTTTTCCCAAAGCATCCTGTAGTTGAGGTCGGCGACGTCCACTCCGGGACCCCTGCCGGCGGCGAGCAGGTCGGCCGGTTTTTGGAAGTTGATCCCGGAGTGTTCCTGCTGCGAGTACCACTGGATGTAGAGCGATACGAGCCAGGCGGCTTCCCGGATGTCGGGGACCCAGCCGCCCGTGCGTTTGGCGTGCATGGCCTTGTGGAATTTTTCGTTTCGGGAGGTCCAGGCCGGCTTATCGGCAATCGATGCCCCGGTGTAGCTAGACATCAGCCGCTCGAACTGCTCGTTTAGCGTCTGGAAAAACCGCTCGATAATCTTTGCGCGGGCGTTGTAGGGCTGCGCGAACTGCGTGGCGATCCCGAGGCGGGCGTAGATGCCGGTAAATTCGGTAAGATCCGGGCTCGAATCGGTAAAAACCTTGGCCTTGAATGCCTTGCCGTTATCGAGATAGACGACATCCGGCACCTTGCCCAGGGCTATGATCGCGTTGCGAAGGGCCGCGTGGATGACGACCGAGTTCTCGGTGGGCATGATCTGCCAGCCGACCGGCATGCGCGATGCCCAGTCGAAAAACATCACCAGCTTGAGGCGCGAGGGCTTCCCGGTTTGGGGGTGCAGGATCTGGAAGTTTAGATCGTGGCCGTCTGCAATGAGCACCTGGCCGGGCTCAAGCATCGAGTCGTCGCGTGTGATATAGGGGCCGACCTTGTCTCGGTAGGCTTTTTCGCCCTCGCGTGCGAGCACTATTATATGCTGAGATCTTTTGGACCAGTCTTCGAGCCATCTTCGCCAGGTGCGGTCGTCGGATGGTTCCGGCGTTCCGCGCTTCTCCAGCATCATCCTGGCGGCGCGGATCGCGAGCGCGACCGTGGGTTGTTCGGGCCGAAGCCAGCATGACAAGAAGACATCTTTGGCCTCATTCGAAAGCGATCTCTGCCTCCACAAGGTGGTCCCGTGCTTTCGCCACCCGCCGCGACCGTCGCATATCGCGTGGTAGTCCTCGACGCCGTTATTTTGATCGCGAGACGCCCGGAGTTTTTTGTCAAGATCGCGGAGTGTGCCCGATGCCATTGGCCCGACCAGGGCGAAGGGTCCGGGAAGCAGCCGCCCCGAGTTGTACGCAAGCAAAAACGCCTGGGTCGCCTCGATCTTTTTGCCGTGAGGCTGCGACTCAAGGAGGTTTCTCCAGGCGGTGACCAGGTTGAACTTTGCAAGCCCAACCTGGTCGGACCGAGCCGGAGGGGCGGCCTGTTTGTTTGAGTTTGTTAAACCTGTACCGGATGTCATCTGTCCGGGAACGGTGGGCGGATTTGACAAACCGGCATTTGGAATTGACAAACCGGCGTTTTTGCTTGCGGAGGACTGGGCATTTTTGTCGACCAGGTACATGGGATTTCGGAGCCGCTCCTCCAGGCGATGCTTAGCTACCTTTTCCTGGTCTTCCCTGGAAAGGATTGAAAGCGGGAAAGTTTTGATCGGCCGACCGCCCTTTGGATTTGTGGAATCCTGCGCCGGCCAGTTCTTCTCCTTCGCTTTTTTCTGCACCGCCCGTTCGGTTATCCCGAGCGACGCCGCTAGATCCTTTACTGTTACCCGGTCGTTCATCTGATTTCGGCCTCCGCCGCTAAAGATCAATCGAGCAAGTTCCTCGGGCACCCTTTAGATAAAAGGAAGTCAATCACTTGTTTATTCTTCCTTCGGCCTGAAATGGTGAGGCTAACCAGGGGGCGGCTCACACCTGCGGCCTTTGCGATCTGATCTTGCGTCATGTTCAAATCGATCAACCACTTTTTGATGCCTTTAAGCTGCCATTCGGGTCTCATCGGATTCCGGCCTCCTCGGCGAACCGCCTGGCTTGTCTTGCGGCCTTTCTCTTTTCCGATTCAGCCCTGGCCCATCTCAAAAGCTTCAGGTCATCTCCGGCGATGATTTCAACGCCGGAAGGCATAAGAGCCTGGAGAGGCAAGATCGACCCAACAACCTGGCAAAAAATAGGCAGGTCCCTGACAGGTATGATGTGGCCTTTGGAACCTCGCGCGATCCATTTATCGAGCATCGCCTCGCTCACCCGGACACCCAGCCCGGCAATTGCTGACAGCCTGTTCATTTCTTCAACTACCTGGGAGCGTGAAAGCCCTGAATTATTCACGGCTTCCCGCATCGCTGCCTTCAGGAGATCGGTCGGATCAAGGCTCATCTGGTCGCGGAGGGTCAATTGCCGCCCCGGCTGTCCGAAATTTGGTTTCGTATTCCCATTGATTGCCATGTCCGAATCCTGTAATTTGTGATTGAAACGTATGTTACAGCATTCTAATGATTTTCATTAGTGAGTCAATGAATATTTTGTTCGCAACGTGGATTTTTATCACTTTTGGGCGGTGTAACATTATGTCTAATATAAACAACGGCATAGATCACAAATCCACCAAGCCAACTAGTTCGCTTGGTGGTTCGGTTGATCCTGAAGAGCAAGCGAACCAGCCTGATCCGCTATTCGAGTCAAAACTGGAGAGGCTTATCAGTGCTCTCGGTGCTAAAAATCCAACAGAACTGATGAAAATTTTAAACCTGACCCTCGGATCGTTTGGATCTGCGAGAAAAAGACAACGTCTTCCTGCTCAATGGATTGTTGAAGCGTTCGAGAAGCATGGGATTTCTTCTGACTGGCTGCTTTCCGGCGAGGGGCCAATGCGGCGGGGCGAGGAGTTGAGCGAGCAGCAGGCGCCCTATAACTGCTTATCGCCTGAGGATTTTGAGCTTTTACCTCTACTCGAATCGAGAGTTGCCGCTGGACCTGAAGGAGAAATCATCTTTGATGAGGTCGCCGATCAATATCCGTTCAAGAAATGGTGGATCGAGCGGATGGTTGGGAAAGATGAGTTCAGGAAGAAATTTCTTGTCCTGATAAAGGTTCGGGGAGATTCGATGAGCCCCACGATCAATCCAGGTGAAGTTGTAATGGTGGACACTTACGAGGGGGAGCGGTTAGACGTTCGCACCGGCTCAATCTACATGATAATAATGCCGGACGGAAGCTCCGCGATTAAGCGCCTGGCGCTGAGCCGCAAGGAGGACGGCCGGATGACTCTTATCTGCATGAGTGACAATGTTGCCGTTTACAGACCCTTCGAATTTGACTTGGTGCCCGGCCGATCCCTTAAGCAATATATCCTCGGCCGAGTCCGCTGGGCAGGGAAGGAATTCGACTAGAAAAGGAAGGAATGACAATAAAAAAAATCAATCGAACTGTAAGCCATCCAAGCGGCTGGAGCGGATTACCCGATTACGAATTACGCGATGACGGCAAGATCTACCGCACCGTTTCGCATCCCGATGGATGGAATGGTCTTCCTGATTACGAATTGCGTCCAAACGGTAAAATCTATCGAACCGTCTCCCATCCGATGGGCTGGTGCGGGCTCCCAGATTACGAATTACGTGCAGATGGGAAGATCTACCGAACGGTATCCCATCCTGATGGATGGATCGGTCTTCCAGTTTACCAGACTTCTTGAGGAGAAAGATCTTGGGCGGCTTTTAATCATGGTTGGCAAGGACCCCTTCAGGAAGAGATTTCTTGTTCTGATAAAGGTTCGGGGAGATTAGATGAGCGAATCACTGACAGTCGGAAAATTGTGCAACTTCCTTAGCAAGGTCCCTCCAGATACGGAAATTACGTTCGGCTCATCCAAATACAGAATGCGCCCTCTGGTTTTTTATAGGTTCAAGATGAGAGGGGATGACTTGCTGCAGATTGAGCTTAATGAAATCGACGGCAATTTTTTCGGACCAATTTCAGAAATCGACAGCAGGCCAACCGCCGAACGCTTTCTTGAATTTCTCACGAAATTGCCCGCCGATGTAGAGATCACATTCGGAGCTTCACTCGATGCCGTTCCACTTGAATTTAGGGACCTCTCAATTGTCGTCGGAATCAACCTTGAGCAAACCGTAGAACCAAAATGGAAGGTCAGGGGAGATTAGCAGAGAGCAAACCAGGCCGAGATCAAACATCAACCCATCATCGGGGTCTGCACCGACATCCGCAATGCCGGCGAACTCCCCGGATCCCCTTGTAAATGTCATGGTCGAGCAATCATGCGACCAACTTGCCCGATCCGATCTTCTTTCCACTGTTAAGGAATTGATCATCCTGCAAAATAAGATTGGATGACCGAAACTTACGGCAGAAGTGATCCTTATAACTCGTCCAAAAAAGGAGAAAGTCATGTCCGACAAAAAGAAGGGTGGGACAATAAAAAGGGCTCGTGAAGCTGACACAGGACGCTACACTACTTTGGATGAAGCTAAAAAGCACCCCAAAACAACAGTTGTGGAAACAGACAAGAAGCCGACAAAGAAGAAGTGATTAATACATACGGGGACTTTGGAGCGCTTCCGTCAATTTCTCCGAGCATGGGCAGCATAAAATTATCTCATTCCCCCAGGGCTTACAAAGGATATTTCGAATTTGATCCAGGCCGGTCATTCGTTAATTGGATTAGATAGGGCCTAAAAGTAGGATGAAATACTGCATTTTACTACCTCACAAAGGCAACAAAACACTTTATTCTGCTTATGCTTCATGTTAAAGATGCCGATAATAATAGAGGTTATCGGCTATTATGTAACAAGTTAACGTCATTTTAACTTTTGGTTGTGCTGATAGGAGCCCAAGATGGAACAGAACAATGTCCGCGGGTATGATTTCGACCGCGAAAAACTCAAAGCATTGGTTCACTACATCTGCTACAAAGCGGATAGTAGCTTGGGAGCTACTAAATTGAACAAATCGCTTTGGTACGCGGATGTGTGGTCCTATGTTCTGGATGGGGAACCAATTACCGGAGAGTCTTACGTAAAACAACAGTACGGCCCTGTTCCACGGCATATCCTCGAAATCCTTCATGAACTTGCTGAGACGAAACAAATCGCAATCAGAGATACGGAATATTACGGATACCCCAAGAAGGATTTTGTTCCGCTCAAGAAACCCAATCTTTCTCTTTTCTCTCCCGCACAAATCAGCTTGATCGATGAAGTGGTTAACATCGTGTGCCATAACCACACTGCCAAATCCATTAGTGAACTAACTCATGATGAAACATGGTCACGAGCAAACCTTGACGAAGAAATTCCACTTCATACTGTCTTTGTAAAGTCCGCCGGCAAGGCTTCTCCTGCGGCTATTAATTGGGCGACGGTGTCTATGCAGGGTTGCATGGAGAATCGGGCCAATGCTGCTTAGGGAATGGGAACTGACCTCAGTTGCAACTGAGAAAATTAACAAATTTAAGGTGGCTCATCCTCGCTTGGATGAAGTCTTGATGTCGCTTCGATGGTATCTCTGCCGGGACGGTCAGGACGGTCATATTATTTTTGAAGCAGATCCGCCTTGGCGCGTCTACGAGATGGAGCTTCAATTTTTTTCAGCAACAGCTATTTATGCCCTCTACACCATAGAGGATGGGAATAGAACCATTAAAGTACATGATATCGAAGTAGTCGTCTGATAGAATACAGGCGATCTCCTTCTGTCGAAAAAGGCCGGGCTCTTGCCTGGCCTTTTTCGTGTTGACTAGGCAAAATAAACAGCTCTGTTGCGAACCGACTTTTCCGACATTGCCTGTCAAACCCCTATTTTCCTTTTGACTTTTCCGAGATTCCAATAACTCTTTACTTCTACGTATCTACTTAATTTTTCACAACGTCACCCTTTTTCACCCCAATTCACCCTTTTTCAAGATAACTTGTCAAACCACATCCTTACTGCGGACCGGACTGATACAACCTGTCGTAGATGGCACCATCCTCCATCCCCCGGCTATTCTCGACATACTTCGTATAGGTCTTGATCACCATCTCGGTGTCCCGGTGCCCCATCACCTTGGCAATCCACAACGGATTGACGCCGTGGCTCAGGGCGTTCGTGGCAAAGCTATGGCGAGTCTGCTTGAGAGCTCTTACGGGTATCCCCACCACCTCCTCAAGCGTGGGTATCCAGACTTTCCTGCGCAAATTGCTCAGATGCACGGGGTGACCGCCCGGCGTGCAAAAGAAGTAGGCACTCCCCAACCTTTCATAAATGACTTTCTGGGCCAGCAGTGGCGCCAGCATTGTCTGTGTGAGTTTGATCGTCCGCCGACTGAATCTGTTCTTGGTCTTCCCTTCCGTTCTCTGTCCTTCCACATCGAGCGTGATGGCCCGCCGAACGTGAAGCAACCCCTTTTCCCAATCGATGTCTTCCGGCTTTAATCCAATCTGCTCCCCCGGTCTTAAACCGGACCGGAAAGCAAACTGGAAATAGGGTCGCCAATGCTCAGGGAGGGCCTCGCAGATCATCACCTGTTCCTCAAGCTTAAACGGGAAGATTTCATCCCGAGCATCGTTTTCGGGCAGTCGGCTAAATCCAAAGAACGGGTCAAAGCCACGTCCCCACTTATGTTCAATCGCGGCCGCTTCACAGATCATCCGCAGAGGCACCAAATACTTATTGATCGATTTATTGGAGACGGGATGGCCCTTAAGTTTCTGCTGCCGTGCCCAGGCCACAAAATCTTCCAACACCTCTGCATTGAGCTGCCCAAATGACCGCGTGCCAAAGAACGGATCGAGATAGCGTTTCAGATAACTCTTGTACTCCCGAAGGGTTCTACCCGTTATCCGGCCCGAGAGGCTCCGTCGTTGATACCACTGCCAGGCATACTCCCCGCACCGCACCTGCTCGGGAGTTAGCGGGAGCCCGTAATGCTCACGCTCCTTGTTGGCGAAGTATTCCGCCTTCTTACTGAACGAGAAGGCCTCTGAAAACCGAAACGTACCTTCATCGATCTTGATCTTGATCCGATCCATCTGTTCTCGAACAGTCTTGGTGTTTTTCTCATTCCAGCGGTATTCCGTCACTTCCCTAACCCGCTCATCAAGATAGATGAAATCCACCCCGACCTTGCCCTCATAGTTTCGGACCGAACCCCACTTATTGTGGTTCAGCCCGGATTTCCGGGTCTTTGCGATCTGCTTCTTTGATTTCGTAATGAGTGGAAAATCCACCACATTGGCTTTCGCCGCATTACCAGTGCTCATCCTAAATGCTCCTCATAGGCAACCTCCTTCCGCTGATTTTCACCAGCCTGCATTCTACCAGAATCAGCGGCTGCCAAGAAGAGTTCACTGCTCACGGACTTCAGATGTTGATCACTCGTGATCCCTTTTCTCGATGAGATCCCGATCCTTTTGATCGAACGATGGATTCGGGGAACGCTTCCGGTCGAGTTTGATCTTGAGCATTTATGTGGGCTGGGAGGCTCGGCGTCTCGCCCAACCAGTCCCGCATCGCGCTCCATCGAAACAACAGCTTCTTCGGGGTCGGTTTAATATAGTGCTCTCCCAGAATCAGCGTCCCTTTGTGAATCATGTTGTAAATGGTTTGCTCGCTGTATCTGATTCTGGCGGCTAATTCCTTGGTGGTCAGATATTCTTCCACGGCAGTATTTCCTTTACAGGTAAAATGATTGGGGACAGCGCAGATGCTGTCCCCATGATTCAAACGGATGACTCAGTCTGTTCCAACGGAAACCAGCCCTTCCACTCAGGTCTTGGCTCAGCAACCGGCATGACCGGTCCGTGAGGCGGCCGTTTCCCGAGCTGCAACGGTTTCACGAACGGTGGGCGGGGCGCTTTCACAATCCCCACCCGATCAACCGTTTTGTACGCCAAGTAATATTTCGGTAGGAACTGCAATGTTTCGGGCGTTAGGCCCATTTCCCTGGCTAGGAGACTGGCTTCTTTATACCCCACCCGGAAGGCCACCAAGTTGCCGACGTTAAGCATGACTCTGGCGAGTTTTTCACCGACCAGGGCGAAATCCTGAGTGGCAAGAAGACACGCCAGTTTGTATTTCCGACCTTCCTTCAAAATGTCGAACAGATTTGGATTCACGAAGTTATGCGCCTCATCAATATAGAGAGCCAGCGGTGAGTAGGTTTTGGGCCGCTGATAGAGGAAATAGTTTTTGACGGTTTGACTAAGTAGATTCCCCACAAAGAGCATGCGCTCGCGGCTCATGCCAAAACAATCTAGAATAAATGCTTTGCCGCTTTTACTGAAACTGCCCACTTCCAAAGGATTATTTCCACAGATAATCCTGTTCACCTGCGCGTCCCCCAGAAGGTAATTCAGGCGGGCCAATATCCCCTCGGTCGTTACATCCTGTTTCCCTTGAGCGATGTGGTCACGTACATTGATCAGCGACTTACGGTTACGTTTGAGATTGTAAAGTATCGATTCCTGAAGGATGGCGCGCATCCGTGCAGTGAGACTTTGATTGCTGGTGGTCAGCGCAATCACTTGGTTAATGGCCTCGCAGACTGTGTCCACGATCTGGTTTTCGTGATAGGGCTGGGCCATTATGTTGAGACTTAACGGCGTTTCTTGAGAACAATAAAGCGCCTGGCCATGGGAGATTGCCAGAGCATCCATGGCCAAAAAGCGTGCGGGATCGATCAGCATCCGCGACGTCCCATAGAGTTCATCTTGCTGCCAGCACGAGCGGATAAATGAAGTCTTGCCCGTGCCGGGGCCACCCACCATGGTTGTCCCCAGATACCGATTCGGACCCGCAATGTATTCCATCACCCAATTCGGACTTAGTCCGAGTTTTAACCGGGAAAGAAGATTCATCGGTTCACCTCCATTCCATTTCACTGGAGAATTACCCTCAAGGTAGTTTTTCCAGTGAAGAGGAATGAAAATGTCAATTCGGCTTCTGCCGTCTATTTTTTAAGGGCGGGCAGAGCTTACCCAAGCCCTGCCCTTTCCCTTACTGCGCTACGCAGCCTTTTTCCGGCACAAGACCCAGATTATTCTCGCGGCGCGTTCTATTTGCTCTTCGTCTTCAGTGTCGAGAGTATTCTTCCCGCATCGACACTTCACATCACTCTCGCGCTCCTTCTCGACAGCGCGATCATTCATCCGCCTTATTACATCAAGTCCGTGCATCTATATCTCACCCCCTTCCCTCAATATTTCTGACGGGAGTTGTCAAAGACGCTCCCGCCATCCCTTCACCGGAAATTTGATCCCCGGTGAAGGGTGGTTGATTTTATCTTCTTACTCGCTGCTTTCTTTATCCGAGCCGATGCCCAATTCTTTCTTCATTTGCTGCAATTCGAGCTGGGCCTTTTCGGCTTCGATCTGGGTGAGATAGTTTTTCAACTGTTGCTCAGCCAGAGAGGCTTCCGCCGACCGTTTTTCAATCGCCAACATTTCCTGCTCGTGGTTAATTCTCACCATGTCCAAGTTGTATTTATGCCCAAATAACAGAAGCTCCTTAATCTGTTCGAACTGGGCCTTGGTTTGTCGCAATTTATTTTCGGCGATGTTGGCTTCGCTTTCCGCCGCAGTGTTGAGCTGCTTGAGCGCTACGTTATGGAAAAACCCTTCGATGATGCCGGCGATTCCTGGTTTGTATGGTAACTGAGGCACCGGCATAGGCAGCATCGGCTCGAACATCGCGGGCAACGCGTGTAGCGGCGGCAACTTTAATTTCAGTTTGTCATTCGTGGGAATCGGAAGGTTCATTACGCACTCCTTGTGCAATACTCTGTAGGTACTGCGCAAAGGCTTGAGCGCTCTGTTCCCGATTCCGTTCCTGGATCGCCCGTTCATAGCCTCTTCGCAGCGCCGATTGATAACTAAGTAGCCAGCCTAAGAGGATACCAAGTCCGAATGCCATCAGCAGCGGCATTACGGACGAACTCGCAATTACAATTTGTTCCATAGCTGTTTCCTTTCTGGCCGCTCATCGTAGCCAGTAGATTATCGATACGCATGCCAACGATAGGGTGATTCCCAATAGCCGGTTGTCCCATAGGATGGATACCCCGGTTGGCAACCGCACCGTTCTCCTGGTTGGTACCGCACGGCATAGCCGTTTCGCACCAGTGGACGCGAGATGGGTTTGTGTTTTATTTTCGACCGGCCATGCGGGGCAGTGACAGATTCCTTGTCGTGGGTTCCCGCCATCTTTTCCACGATGACCGGCTTTTCAACAATTTCCACTTCTTTCACGATTACGGGCTTCTCAATTACCTCCCGTTTTATTTCAGGAGGCGGTTTGTAATACGCCACCAGCCCCAGCATCAGAGAAAAGGTGAGGCATATGGCGATTTGGTTGGTCATAGATTACCTCCTTGAGGTAGCGACTGAGTTCATCGCTCCTGACAAAATCGAAATGCGGAATCGTGACCCTGAACAATTGGCCGAGGTACTTTTTGGCATCGGCCCACTGGTTCCACACATTCCGCTTAGTTTCCAAAGAGCGGTCTGATTCCTGATTGACCGCTTCGAGTACCAGACACAACGCCCGGTTGTGATCGGTGATCAAGATGAGCGCGTCTGGTCGCAAGCCAACAGCTTGTATGGTGTGCTCGCGAAAAATAGAAACGGCAAAGGGCAGTTTGAGAATTTCGGCAAGTATCCTGGTCAGAAGCCTTGCATGTTCGCCATAATCGGATTTACATCCCGGCAGCCGGAAGAATCCGTTGCCCTTTTCCAGGCGGTTAAGGCTGACGAGTTCGACAAGGATTTTGTAAGCGTTATTGCTGGCCGAAACTCCCGCCGTCCAGTACCCCTTCGCTGACATAACTTTGCCGATGGGGTGCTTGTCCGAGACTTGCAGCATCTCCATGAGCCTCATGACTTCATCTACTTTGTCCATTGCTTCTGCTCCATCGGTTAATCAGTTAACGTTGTACGCCTTATATTTCATTGTATTTTCAGGCAGATGGAAAGACGACTCCAGGAGCTTCCACCGCTTCCTTGTATTTCCATAAAAAGCAAAGGACCGAGAGATTTCTCTCTCAGTCCAGTTAATCAGAAACCAGAAAGCTTATTTGCGTAAAAGACCGTGGGTGCTGAAAAGCTCGTGGACTATCTGGTATCGCAACTCGCGGGAAAGATGGGACGTTTTCCAATAGAGGAAGGTCGCCATGGAGAGGATCTCAACGTGGTATCCCTGCTTATCATGGTACCCAGTGAGACGGCCCTCGTTTACAAAATTACGGATACTCTTTTCGTGGTAGCCGAGCACTTCGGCGGCTTTATTCTTCATCACCCAGGTCCGATTGATTCGATTGCCGAAATCTTCTCGGGCTTCCCGTGCTATGGCTTCCTCCGTCTTAACCGTCATCACCTTCCCTCCTCCTAGCGGTCCGGAGCCGAGTTGAAACAATGAGAAGCGCTGTGTGAGGAATTATATTGATGCTCCACTTTTGGATTGCTCTGCGGAGCCACCTGTGATACGTACTCAATGAGTGTGGATTCTAGTCGCAGTTGTTCGGTATGTCAAGCATTACTGCAAGTACTATTTACAGTGAGGAACGCTATGTCACAGTCGGCAGACAGAAAATTCGCTCCCGAGCCCAGCTATGATCTGGGGGGGAAGTTAATACAATCCGGTCTGAGCAAAAATGAAATAGCCACTATCACTGGCATTTCAAATAGTTACCTAAAACTCATCGAAAAGGGAAAAGTGGGCAAGATTGGCCGAGATAAAATTCTTGCCGTCGCAATGGTGGCGCTCAATCTCCCCTTAAGCGAAACCAATGAGATACTCAAGTTTTATGGGTGGAGCGAGGTTGATGAGCTCGATGCGAACCTGCTGATGCAGGCTGCGGAGCGACGGAGTATCAAGGGGCTTCAAAACATCCACTCCCTGATCACCTTTGACCTGTTGATCTTATCCATGGAACGGTTGCCGGGAGATACATACTTAATTTACAAGACGCCTCATGTCGCCATGATGTCCCATGAATATGTATTCCACATTAAGAGAAAATATGAAAAGCTTTATACCAGCCAGGATGACTCATTGTATCGCATTTACAGCACCTTGTCCGATCATTTCCATCATAGGAGATGGCACTTATTTAATTACTCTTTGAAAAATGGCTATCATATCAACACGTTGGTTTGTCATAAATGTATGGAGGATTATATAGCACTAGGTAGTAAGGCTGAGGTCAAAAAGCATATATTGAAACACATTAGAGAAACAATTCAATTCGTTACTCGCTATCCAGGATTGTTCAATATTAAGTTAATTGGGATGTGCCCACGCCTATTTGTCCAAATGAAGGAGCTACCCAGCAATAGCAATGAAAACAGCAAGGTGCTTTTTATGGGTCAGGATCAACCGCACATTGATTATTTTGATGAGAGGGTAAGGACCTTAACTAACCTGGGTCATCTCCAAAACAATACCGTTGGATTTGCGACTGACCATAAGCAAGTCTTCCAAAAATATTTGGATGAATACCATCGATTAACCGAAACTGAAATCCCTATTCAGGATATGCCGGATTATTTACAGTCCATGGTTAAAACGCTCATTGGAGTAGACAAGCAAGAGTTAATGGCTGAATAATCGGCGACGGAGGTAACTCCCTGGTTATTTTATAAACGGCATAATCCTGATGAAAAACCGTGGAATGCGAATAACTTCAATCGGTTAAGGGCTGGTTAATCCCTTCTTTAAAGGGGCGGTCCTTGGTTACACTGGTTTTTTCTCTCCCCTCCTCGTCTCTCTCTTCTTCTTTCTTCTCTCTATCATTCCCGTGCAACCGTTAGGGTCATGGGGCAGCAACCGGCTTACGCAGTAGCCTTCAGTGTTGCTTGTAACGGCAACAATACCCGTCTTTTATCTCTCGGGATGTTCGCCTAAGCTGAATGTGTGATACCGGAAACAGGCAAACATTCCTTGCATTACGGACACTTGTAAGCTCTTACCCTTAACGCTAGAGTGGATATAGACAAGTGTGGCCAAATTCGCCATACCCCTATATCGCTCTTTAACAATTCAATGAACATCGGTTTCGATGCCCCTCACCCACTTAAAAAAGTGTACACCACCGAAGAAGTTGCGGAGGTCCTGGCCATTTCCAAAACCACTGTGTATCGGTTGGTAGATAAACGGGAGCTCCCGGCTCACAAGGTGGGCGGCTCACTCAGGTTTCCTATTACGGAGATTAACCAGTACCTGGAAGCAAAGGGCATTTGACCGATGCCTCTATAAGCGTATGGGTGTAAGAAAACGCTATCGAAAATGGTTCGTGGATTTCCAATTCCACCGGAAACGCATTCGTCGGGCGAGCCCGGACAATTCCCGAAAAGGAGCCCTCAACTATGAAGTCCAGTTACGAAAACGCCTGGCATCAGGCGAACCGCTCGATCCCGAGCGGACCAAAGATCAGCCGAAAGAACTCTTGTTTCGAGAGTTTGCCAGTGAATGGTTAGAAACGTATGTCAAAAGCAATAACAAGCCTTCTGAGTTTGGGAGCAAACAATCAATTCTCAAGGCCCATCTCGTGCCGTTTTTTGGTCGCAAGAAACTCGGAGCCATTGGGAGCCGAGACATCGAACGCTACAAAGCCGAGAAAATCGCTCAGCAGCTCAAAGCCAAGACGATCAATAATCAGCTAACGGTGCTTCGCCGAGCGCTGCAGACCGCCAAGGAATGGGGGCTCATCGCGGCGTGCCCGGAGATGAAGCAGCTCAAGAAGCAACCGAGTAAATATGATTTTCTGACCCGGGAGGAAAGTCAGCAACTGCTTGATGCTGTCAGTGGGTTCTGGCATGACATGATTCTCATGGCGCTGGAAACGGGTTTGCGTTTCGGAGAGCTGACGGCCTTAACCTGGGAGGACGTAGACTTTGCTACTGGTGAACTCACCATTCGGCAGGCCTATGCCCGAGGGGTGCTGGGCAGCACGAAGAGCAACCGTATCCGGCAAGTTCCGATGTCTGATTCGGTTCTTCAACTCCTCTCCCGCAGAGTCAAGCAGCGCGGCTTAATATTCCCCGGCATGAACGGCGAGTACTTGAGGCAAAACCGCAGCATGCGCACGCTCAAAAAGATTTGTGAAAAGGCCGGTATACGTGCCGTTGGCTGGCACACGCTCCGGCATACCTTTGCGTCGCACCTCGTCCAGCAGGGAGCAAATCTCTTAGCGGTGCAGGCGCTCCTGGGACACACTGACATTCAGACAACGATGCGGTATGCGCACTTAAATCGCACGGCCCTGCACGAAGCCATGCGGGCGCTGAACCCTCAAACCAGCAGTGGAGAAAAAAATGTCACTATCGTGTCACAGGTCAGGGAAAAAGACCAAAAAACGATGTCCTGGCCGAGCGAGAGCAATGCGGAATTTATGCTTAAATAAAAGAAAAAAGCGCCTAAGCGCTCTTTCCTCTAACGAGGCGGGAGTGACGGGACTCGAAACCGAACGTCAAAAACACAATTTGGGGCTTAAATAAAGCAAACGCGGCTTAAGCCCGATCAAGCCTAATGTGACGGCGGTTGACCTGAAAGGACAGCATGCGCCACTTCTTTGTCACTATGGTGTCACCGGTTTTTCCGGGAGCCTGGCGATATGGGGAGAAGTGGCACGATGCTCCGCTCAGGGTAACCCTTCACAATAATTGTTAGAACCAATCCAATGACGACCAATTCAAAACGCATGTTGACCCTTCCGGAGGTGGCGGAGCTGTTGTCGATATCCAAGACTACCCTCTACCGGCTGATCTATGGAAGAAAGATCAAATGCTACAAGATTAGTGGCCTGCTTAGGTTTAAGCAGGAAGATGTTGAGGACTACATCAACCGTTCTAGTATTGAACCGTTCATCTGGCCCGAATAGAGCTGGTTGCCGCTTCAGGCAACTTTACCCTGCTTACGAGAAACAACATCATCCTATAAATTGGATATAGGCATTTTATTGCTGTCTAATTACATAACGTGGCATGTTGGATCAGTAATGTAATCCGGCCTGCCCGTAAAGAAACTTATGTACGAGAATAGACGAAGAATGTGGAAACCCGTTGAAGTGGCGGAGCACTTCCATGTATCAAAAAGAACTATCTATCGGATGATAGAAAGAAGACAAATTCCCTTCCACAAAATTGGCGGTCTGATCAGGTTCAAACCAGAGGATGTTGAAAAATATATGGAGAATGGTTGTTTTGGGTCATTAAAATAATAGAATGAAGAGGCACAAGCTCAAGTAACGTAATTTTTAAACAAACCAGCCATGGACAATATATACGCTATCCTTTGATAATTTCTTTTTTAATTAAATGATTTATCCATTCTTCTGTATAGACATAATCATTATGTACAACATCATACTGACAATATTTCGTGATACATTTTTCTTTTTTCAACATAGTTGAATCTGGCCTCACTTTATATTTTTTCCACATGTCTGTATGCCAACTGACATTAAACTCCACTCCTGTTCTATTTGTGATCTCTGCAACGACACTCGTCGGTTTATATTTACCTTGATTAGCTACTGGGACTTGCCTGTCCTTTATTAATGTTTGAATTTTCTCTAAATTATCCTGCTGATCCTTACTGGCCAAATCGAAATCAACAAACTCCATCGCAATATCAGATGTATTTCTGTGGTTTCCAATTTTAGGAATTAAAAACACCTTGAAGGAAAATTTTTGTGAGTCTCTCACTTTTTTTGACACTGAGCTTCTGTAGTTTCTTACAAAATCAAGAACCTCTTGAGCCTCAGAACTTAAAGGCATTCTTCTTCTCCCTCGACTGATCTGCAGGGGGATGTTAAGAAGATCCGAAATGGAGTGCTTTGGCCCGAAATGAGATTCCAACATATTCTCAAAGTTTATAAGCATAGCCTGACATTCTCCAAGAATATGACTATCAATTTCTGGAATAAACCTATGTTCAATTTTATTTCTAAGCTTGAAAACAAGCTCTAGATTTCTGAAAATTGGATTATCTTTTGAGTCCAAATATTCTTCAGCGCATTTTGTCAATTCCCATGCTTTATAATCCCCTTCTATAGTTTCAAATCTACGTGAATTCTTTTTCCTATAAAAATATTTGACTCCTTCTTTCTCGAAATGAGCATGGAACAAGGCTGTATAAGCAATAGACATTAAGACTATAAAACCAGACGACTTAAAAGCTGTTCTTGGTTTATTATATATCTCAACAGCAAGCAAGGCAGAATCCTTTGCCTTGTTTAGTAAAGCTAACACTTTTCTAGGAAGTCTGGTAGACATATAAATAATTTAAATATTCTGTACAAACATCCATAATCTTTCCAATTGCTATATGAAAGGATATAGCGTTTTCTTTAATATACAATATTGTAATTATTGAGTATTAATATGTGACCCATTACAGAATTCATATCCAAATAATAACTATCTGCGTATTGTTGTTTTGGTAACAAATTTTTACAATTATAAACTCCAATTAAATAAGTAATTGCTATTGCCGATATTGATCCTTCAACACAACAGCCATTATAATCCAAATTCTCTAATTATAATGATCAGCCAATTAGAAATTTGGCGGTTTATTTAATTAATTTATCAATGGTATCCCCCAAGTCATTTTTTATTTTTGCCTCCTCAGACTTTTTTTCCTTATAAATTTTGTTGGTGTCATCTTCTAATGCTTTATAACACTTTGTAAGAGCAACAATTTGATATACCGAGGTGGAAGCGTTGTCACATTTTTTCATTTTTTTCTCATTTTCATTGTTGTATGTTTTAGCTTCTTGCTCTAATCCATCAATCCTTCCTTGAGCTCGTGCATCCAAAACTTCAATTTGATTGCATTGTTCCTTTGTCGCTTTAACACTATAAAGTTTAGCCTTACAATTGATTATCTCTTCTTGGTGGTTATTTTCTTGTGCCGGATCAACAGGGTTGGCAACAGTTTCTTGTACCGCTGGCGTATCTTGTGGGATGATGGCTTCTTTTTTAATGTTATCCGTGTGTATATCCGATGGTTGCGATATTCTGTGGTTAATATACCAATCAGAAAAGACAAAAGACAAAAAAACAGTCAAAAAGACTGCTGGTAACAAAACAAAATACTTCTTTTGAAGCTTATACATAAGCTATAAGATCAATATTAACTTTATTTAATAATATAACCGATCATCTATAAAGGCAAGGTTACTTAAATATTTGAATAAAAAACAGAGAGACCAATGAAGGGGTCATGCATTACCTATGATCGTAAAAATTTTTAGACGAAAGTACTTGACCCATTTTGTTGTCCTACTGTTGCGGCAGAAAACCGACAGGCACAATGTTTTTACCAAGTTCTAGAATACTAAAAAACAATACAACATACATAATCATGACGATTATCAAAACGATGTATTTAAGTGCGATGGAATTCTTCCAATTAGAGCGGTTTACAAAAATAAGTACCGGGATGGCAAGTACTCCCAATACAAACGCCACCCATTGCCCATAGTCATGCTCAAAACAATGACACAGAGTATTTCTAGAGACTCTCCCTGCCTGAATCGTAAGTGCTCCTATTCCGATGCACGAAAGTATAATATGGAGCCAATCAAACAATATATGTTTGCTAAGCTTATTCATAATACTCATATTTTTTATTTTTAAATTATTTGTATATTAATACGAATACCACTAAAAATGTCAGGCACCTACAATAGTCATGTTCATCATTTTGCGAATGTATTTGGTCTCTTAATCTTTTATATATTTCAATGATTTAATGACTCTCTCTAACTCTGGAGAACTTGGATTCTTTTGGACGTCAATTGGCGAAGTTGAGAATTTGTAATTAGCCGTTTTTCCCACTACTTCGTAAATTCTTGAATCACCCATTCCATAGCTTTCATAAACAACTACGGTGTATGGACCAATTTTTTCCAACCTCGGGTTGGGATTTGGTTCCCCACCAACCCCTTTTTGCTCATTGATTATGTCATTCGCCGTCCTTTTCGGCCGAATTCTAAAATGATAAGCAGGTCCAATAAATGCATGTGCTGAACCGAAGTCGACCAGCAAATTACTTATTGTTTGATCTCCTATCTGCACATACGGCAATACCTGACAATCCTTATTCCCCCAGTTCTTATTATATGGAACATCAAACGCTATACCTGCCTCTTTGTTTTCATAGTGAACAGAGGTGTTTGCTGGATCATTGTTGAAATCTATCCTAAAATGGTATTCATCAAATTGCCCATCTTTCATCGTTCGGTTATAACAGCCGTCTCCAATAAGTCTCCCACCCATAGATCCAGGCTTCGGTTTCTGCTGCTCTTGTTTCTCTTTTTCGCTCTTCTCTTGCAAGTATTTATCGAACGCTTCATCTTCGCCACCCAGTATCAGTCCTGTAGGATGTTGCGGTCTTGGGCGAAGATAAATGAAAAGGACGCCAAGGAAGTAGACACCGATGATACATAGAATGATCACCTTTAATTTAGATGACTTTATTACTTCAACAATTTTGTTTTTATTTTTGTCCACTGTTTTTTATTAAAATGTACCAAATTATTTAAAGAAATTCTTTTGCTGCATATCAATATTATTGTTTGCCCCTCCTAAAGGGAGTTTGGTTTTTGAGTTAAAGTTCCAGAATGATCCCCCATCAGTATAACCTGTTTTACCAGGAAACAGTTCCCCATACAGTGTGCACAGGGTCACAATCAACACTATGGCTACGACAATTGCGAGACTCCACCATCTGAGAGACTTTTTATTGAATTTTCTTTTCAATTTACTTTGAGCACTTTCCACTCATTTATTTTAGTTATTATCTCATTTTATTATAGTATGATTTCGATACTTAATCAAAAGCAGGCGTCGGGTACAAGACCCGTCACCACCCTATCAGTAAAAGCCTATACTAAAGCCATTGCTAATCAACCAAACAGCATAAATTTCAGAATTACCACTCTCAGTGACACGATAGTGACACCATTGTGACATAAAATTGACTACATCTGACACAAACCCTTGAGCAGTTAAACAATAGGTCGTCCAATTTTTACCTTAGATAAAACAAAAAAACGCTTTCGCGTTTTTTTGATAACTGCGGGAGTGACGGGACTCGAACCTGAATGAGCAGCGTGCAGCTTTTGGCTTAACCAAGGGAAATTCCGCTAAGACAAGCCAAAAGGTCGAGTTGTAAATGTTGTCAGGTTTAATCAGCAATAGCCTACTTTTATCACTTCTTTGTCACTATGGTGTCACCGGTTTCCGGTGAGCCTGGCGGTACAGGGGGGAGTGATTAAAGGAGGGTGGGAATAGCCATGAAGATTTTAAGTTGCTGTTTTCCTAAGCATTGGCAGCAGACAGACAATCCGCTTCTGCAAAGAGAATAACATCGATGAGATTGCCTAGAAAGACGGGCTGAAATGACTTAGAAGCCTTGTCAGCCAACGGTCATCACGAAGACAGTATTTCATCTAGCTTGGATTCGAAATACTCCGGATACACGTCGACGATCTCACGAACTTCGCGATTGCTTCGTCTAAAGGATCTGACAATATTCCGTCGCGAAGGGATGCGAGGCACAAACCTACTCAGTTCCATTGCAAGTGCTCTTTCCGCTAACCCCATCTCATAAACGGCAATCGCCTTCCCAGTGGGCAAACCGTATTTGAGCGCCTTTTGAAATTGACGCACTCGTTCTTCAATGGTGGGATCGTCCAAACCATTAGCTCCCATAAGATCGATACAAGCACCGATAATCATCGACCCCTGAAAGCCGAACCCATTTTCACAAACCTCCACCGCATGATCAATGGTCGGTTTCCTTCTCCCGAATCTACTACGACTGAACAACGAAAATACCTCTGCAAAGGAGCGCCCTTGCAGCCAGGCGGTCCCCGCCTCCTTTAAAGCTTCTTCGCTAGTGCAGGTCCTGATCGACGAATTGGTGTTAAACCGGTAAAGAGCCGGCCAAAACAGCCGGAGCAACTCCTCAAGCTCCATATCAGACCGAAGTTGAGGCAGAATATCCACCGCCAACTTCAGCAATGCCTGGCCCTCAGGGATGTCAAACACTGTCTTGGCAAATACTTTTCTCTTTTCGTGCGATGGCTCGAGACTCAGTATTCTTTCCTGAAGATAAGAAAAAAGCTCTAACAAAATTCCTTGCTGAGTTTCAGTTGCCTGATAAAAAGCTAGTGATTCACGTAGTAATTCTTCAGCAGCCTCGCGTGGAGATGCATCATTTTCTTCTGCTTCGCACATGTACTGAACCAAAAATGCACTGATAGATTGATAGGTATTGGCTCTATCTTTCAACTGCTGCGCTATGCTGGCGCGGTTGTCTGCCCTAAGTTTTGCATTTCCCCCTACTCTTTCAACCATTTGGTCCGGTAAGCCGTCAAAAGTCTCCCTGCCCTCATAAAATAACTTGGCTAATCTGAGTGGACCGACTTTAAACCGAACTTCTTCGTATCTCGAATCACGACCGCGTACTGGACTGAGCAAAGCCAAGATAAAACTTTTGCAGGGTTCGGATCTTTCAGGGTTTAATAGATTTTTAGCATCGGTCCATCGCCATTTTTCACTACGGTTCATCTTTTTATCGAAAATAGCCGGATTGGAAAATACTATAGTCCCTTCTGTGTACATCCCGGCTCGGCCAGCACGCCCCATCAGGTTGTGAAAATCACGGATCTTAATCTTTTCTCTGCCTTGGCGATCTGTAGTCACAATGAGATACCGGAGCGGTAGGTTTACTCCTTGAGCAAGCGTGGAAGTGCAGATCACAAATTTCACTTTGCCATTTTGAAGAGCATGCTCCAGCGCAAGACGAATTCCATGAGGAGTATTGGAATGGTGGAGGAAAATTCCACACTGAGCAGATTTGGTCGGGATGCAATCTGTTCCTAAATTTTGTCCATAAAGGAAAACTAACTTTTTCAATTCTTCAGGGTCGCAATAACGAGCAGGACTAGGCAGCTGCAGATTTCTTGAAAAGGCATCAACAATATCGCTGGCCATTTTTGCCGCAGAATCTTTCCTTCCAGCGAAAATGGCCACTGATCCATTCCGCACCATTTTACACCCAAGATAGAGCGCAATATGGCCAGGCTCATCTTGCTTCGGGAATGGACGCGGATTTTCCCGTGGTCTCACTTCAAGTTCTTGTGTCTCAAGAATGCGGGGAACGAAGAAGGCAAATTGATCAGGGTCCTCCGGTTCTACAAACCGTAGTTGACCCAGTCTGTCTTGCCAGCTGGCGAAAGCAACTGTTCTATAGGTAGGATGCAGATCTCGCCCACGTATGCAATTCTCGTCATCGCCGGTTAACCATTGACTGATCTCGCTTGCATTGCCGATTACCGCTGAAATCAAAACCACCTGCACCTCAGAGGAGAATCTTCTCTTCAATGAAGCCAAGAGAAGTTCGTATTTGACTCCTCTACTAGAATCATCAAACAGATGGCCCTCATCATAGACGATCAGCCCAGTGACGCTGGTCAGCTCTGGTTGTTGCCGCAATAGATAATCGAGCTTCTCGGGAGTGAGAATTAGAATACAAGGAAGTGGATCAGCCATGTCGCTCAGATCATCCTGCAACACATCAGAAGCCAGTTGAAGACTGATATCTTCGCCTTGAAACTGTTTTGCCAGTCCGTCATAGATTTCGTGGCACAATGCGCGAAACGGAGCTACGATAATAGCAAGTTTGGTCCGATCGCTCAGAAAGGCACTTCGAATAATCAATTCAGTGGCTTTCGTTTTGCCCGCGCTGGTCGGCATTTGTACCACTGCCGAACGACCGGCAAAAACTCCTTTTTTACCCAAGAGCATCTGAGCAGGCCACAGCTCATAAATTGAGCCGGTTTTTTGGACGAAGGGCTTCCAGAGTTCCTGGGCAATTCCGGTAAACTGAGGCAGCGTATTCCAAGCGGATATCTCCAGCTTCTTCTTGCATAGGGTGGTGGCAACATCAGCGAAAAGGAGTTCCCGGTCCGCGCCGTCCCGGTACGCTCGTTGCCTCAATCTTTTGAGAAGTTGATTTATTCCTTCTTCATCCTCGCCCTCACGGAAAAAAATCCCCAATTCTGAATGCAACCGTTTCAATATTCTTTCGTACTTTCCGGAGAAATGTTCAGCTATTTCGTCCGAAAAGTCGTGGGCGAGCAACGACCAAGTGAACCAATCAAGGCCGTCAGCTTCCAGATCGGGCGATTCAATCTTATCAACCAAAACCCGAGCACTACCGGGAAAGTCGCATAAATAGTAGGTTCCGGCTCCAAGGAGTTTTAAGTACTCAGAAAAACTGTCATTGGCTTTCGAGTTGAGCAGGGCGTCAAAGTAGTAGGATGAAAAAAGGAGGCGCTGACGCTGGAGATCCAGGTTTTGGCTTACCTGATCTAGGTTATTTGCGGCTGCACAGGTATCTCCTAAAATGCCGATAGTTAAATCGAGCAGGACGGTGGGGTCTCGTTTAATATCAATTTGGCGGTGTTCTTCGGGGACATCATACTCCAGCATCTTCGCCATCGCCCGAGTGGCACCCAGCAATAATCTAGCATTTTTATCAGGCTTCATTGGCAGCTGTCCGGTAAAGCTCATGCACGAGAGCCATGAGCTCATTGCCTCGGATTAATACTAAAAAGAGATTTTCTTGGTTCGGATGAGATCCAGCGTCCGCACTGGTGACAACCTCGTCGCTATAGGTATGCTCGGAATGGACCGCTGCAGCCCCAGAAATCTCGTTATAGGGTCGATCTGTTTTGTTCTGGAAACGCTCAACCACAGCGATCATACCTGCGTTTTCCTCTGACTGCATCATCAGTCGCTGTTTAATTGCATTAAGGGACTCTGCTTTACGGAGATTGAAATCCTTGCACGAATCATTAACTGCTCGCTGGAGAGTGGTGGTACTCGCACTGGCTAAGGCGCACTTGACTTCGAAAGTAATAAGCTCGTCTTGCGGGGACGGTTTAGGATCAGCCTGCAGGAAGCCAATCACATCGATGCCCTCGGGGCTCTGATTCCGGCGAATCTTATCAAGATAGCGTGTCCTGGGGACCGTATAGTTGAGCATGTATTGGACAAAATCGGCAACGAGTATTTCGCCAAAATCGCCTGCCCGGACACTGGGCCCCGGACGTTCTCTGACGTGCGGAAACTTTAAGTTAGTCAGATAGTCGCAACGGGAAAGTCCTGTGCCACGTCGAAGATCGTCAATCTTATTATCAAAGCAGTAGTGATTCCGAAAATGTTTCGCCCATTTCGAGAGGATTCTTGGATCAGGGCTATGTGCAAACTCGAAGATCGAAACGTCCTTTCCGTCCGCTGTGTGCAAGACCCTGCCCGTATCTTTTAACCATGAAAGATGTTGTGATGACCAGGGCATAAGCTATCACTCAATAGAAGTCCGATGCATTATCGATGATGGACCACCAGAGTCGAATTACTATTTCTTACCAGCTTGTTGCAATTTATTATTTCTCACTTCATGGGTTTCCACAAGAAAGACCGCCAATGTGGATGCAGCCCCCACGGCAAGTTTCGCGTGTCTGGGAGTAAGCCCTTTGCTGTGAGCATGCTTCCCATGGCCTGTTCCATATTGATTTCGAAGTTCTGCGACTCCTTGTGTGATTGATGCAAGGTTACTGAGAAGCCGTTTAATAACTTCGGAAGCCTTCACCTGATCAGGAATATCGTCCGGCGTCAGTTGCAGCTCCCTGCTCGTCAATTTTACAAGCTGTGACAGATCGGCTGTTTTCGGAATTTCCACTTCCCTTCCATGAAGAATTGTTCGACAGCAGGTTTCTACCAGCTCTTTCGCTGTACCAATGGCCAATCCAGGATCATTCAAGACAGAAGCTTCCATCCTCGTAATTTGTTGAGTGACATATGAAGCATCTATCCCGCTCATTGTTTGCTTTATAATTTGCACTCCAGGTGATGGTAATGAGCCGACGTAACGACCGATATAGATTGGTTTTCCAGATAGTCTTGTTCTTTCTACCAATTCAAAGCCGTCGTTTTTGAGAAAACTATTATAAAGCTGGCAAATCCGTTCAGCCTCGGTGACATCAGGTCTGATAACTGGATGGATTGTCTCGCAAAGAAACCTGAGGAACAAGTCATCCTCACAACCCATAAGATTGAAACGATCATCAGAAAAAATCCAATTGTCATCCCAATCGTGTAGGTTGTTTACCCTATGTTGCCATATGTCGCCCGATGCATTGTGAAACCTACCATCGTATGATGGTAATTTCGTCAAATCAAAAAGACGACTGAGAAATTCGGTCTCTTCGAATCTACCGTTCCATTGAAAGCCTTCAGCCATGATGGCGTCGGTAATGTCACGTCTTGTTAGTTCACTTATTTTCATACATTCCATAGGCGGTCAGCCCTTATAATAAACTGCTTTGTCTAATTGACGGAACAGAAAAGAAATAAAACTCAGCATGTCGAGACAATCTTGTTTTCCAATCGGCCAGTGCAGTGCTGGCTCGTGGGCTGTCGGGTTCCGCATTGCCCGCATCAGACCGGCAGAAAGAAATTTGACACCGTCCTGTACGTTCCTGTCAGTCTCTGATTGGCACGGAGTAATCTTCAGTGTTCCTTTTTCGCACCCCCATACCTCAAGCATAAGATTCGCACCGTCAGCCGAACTTTGGGCTTTCTGCTGAACTTGTTTATTATAGACCTTGCAAGCCTCGAACACAGCATGAAAGTAGTTGCCCTGAGAGAAGAGCTTTCTACAGTGATCCATGATCTCAGGATGAAAACCCCGGGCAATGAACTCGCCATGCGTTAGTTTTTCGGCACTGGAGGTGATGCCAAGGCCATCCTCTATAATCAACTGAACCTTGTCCCAATGACCATCCGGCGTTATCTGGCGGCAGAACTTTTTCAATAATTCGTTCCGCTCGTCGTTATTCATTTCCTGTTTTGCCAAAGAGAGAATGGCGTTATAGACCTCCTGGGCTCGAGCAGAGGTAATATTGTCATTCGGGAATACCTCAACGCGAAAGCGGAATAATGCCGCAGCCGCTCTTCGGATTTCATTGACTGTGGTATCATACTTGAGAAGGTCGCCGACTTCCGTGGCAATGAGTCTAAAGTTCATAGTTATTATGCGATCTTAAATAGTTGCCTAAATACCCTTGTACCGAATCGGATTCTGTCCCCCCTTGCCGACAGAGAAGCCAACATATTCTTTCCGAATCGCTTCCTCAGCCACTTCCCCCTCGAACTCCCAACGGCCCTGATTCGGAGTATTGCGAAACTCCGACGGGTCCCGGGTTGTGTATTTCAAAGTCCCCGCTGGATACCACTGCCGAATCCGGTAAACCTCCCGGACAATCCCCTGATACACAGCCATGGCATATTCCGCTTTATTTCTTCGCTCTCCGAGAACCCAAATCCCCCTGGTAGCTTCGTACAGCTCTTCTGGTGCCATGTTACTTCGATACAGTTGATTTATCGTTATTAGGATAGCTTTATGACGCACTTCCACTGGTTTGGCAGTAAACATAGCGATGACCTCTTGTGAAGTGATGCGGCCGAAACTTCCCTTGTGATATCCAGCTATGCGATTGGTAAGATAAGTTCTCCCGATCAAGTCAATGGCGGCTGCCTCCACCAAAGCGGCTTCCTGATCTGTCAAACCGTACCGCAAAAGATCTACCTCGGGTTCCATACCGGACGCACGAATTTGAGCAATGCGGTCCACCTTTTCGCAGTCAGAGTTATCTTCGAGGTGTGAGAAGAGACGGTTGCCACAACCTTTTCCAATATAAAACGGCTCACCGTTCCGAGGATCGATGAAAACATACACGTATGATTGCAACAATTCGGAGATTTCGTTAGTTATCTTCATATACTTCATTAACTCGCGTCTACCCTCTACCGAAACTATAGGCACAAGGCAGAAGTCAATCAGTAGATCAAGGCACTACATCAACTAGCGTCAAAATACGAGCCTTCCACGATTCTAATCTCTTCTTTGGTGAGACCATAGAGCTGGTAGACTAGTTGATTAATCTTATTTTCCAAGATATCTATAACTCCGTTCTTATTCTTTTCTTTAGTAGCGAGAATTTGTTCAACCAACAGCTGTAATTCATATTCAACTTTGGTAGATGCTTTTGGAATTGGAATTTCTTTTATATATTGCCTTTTCAAGCGAAGTCTCCCTCCATTATTTGCATCCCCCAAAACAGCAGCTGTTTTTTGCAGAAAGTACCATATCAACCTGGAGTTCAATAATGCTACTAAAAACTTACTTTCTGAAGCAATAGCAAAAGCAGTCATGTCAAGGTATCGCCCATCATAATCGATTGTGAATCTTGGAGACTTTGCTATGTCTGGATAAACAATCTTTGGAGACTCAAAAAGCTGGCAGTAGCGAAATTGCGCTTGCTGAAGCTCCCACCATTGCTGACTTAGTGCCCTACCTTGTAACTTAAGCTTCCACTTCTCAAGATGTATAAGGATTGAGCCAAGCTCCTTTGGATTAGTGCCTATGGGCGTGTATATAATCCATCTATTGCGGTTCCCTATTTCCCATTGTCTTATATCGTCACCAATGATGAGCGGTTTCAAAAATTTGGAACAACTCGGGCTTAAAGTTATCAACTGCTCACGACAAAATGCATCAATCCAAAAAGCTGTATTAAAGCCCGTTTTTATCCCTGCCATTATCATCGAGTCATCGAGCCTACCGGGAAATGTTCTAAGTTTAGCGAGAAGCCCTTCTTCGGAGCTATTCCCAAAGGACCAAGTGAGATGTGACAACTTACCAGATGATATCTTCATACCTTCTGTGGAAACAATAAGAGGAAGATTTGGATACGGTGGAGTAAGTGAGCGAATTTGCACAAAGGTCAAATCCGATGAATTGCCGCGAGCGCCAATAAATATCAATGGGAAAGTGGCTGCTTCTTCAAACACAGGCAGTTCGCCAAAATCTATTAGGGTATTGGGACGACAAGCGCTTGATAAAATTCGCCTTAATCCCTCTCCGTATTGAGCGCGTAGCCACTTGTTGGACGATATGAAGCAGAGTGTTCCTCTTTTTGAAAGAAGCGAACATGTAGCCATCTCATAGAAATATACATACAAGTCAGCCCTGCCGGAATATGAACTATAAATTCTTTTGAGCGAAGGCTTTATGTCACCGATTTGTTCTTGTCTAACATACGGTGGATTAGCAATAACGATATCAAAACCACCTTTTTCCTGAAACACTTCTGTAAAGTTTAGCTTCCAAAGAAAAAATGGTTTAATGTTTGATTTCTTAAATTCTTCGATTTTCTTAAGTTCAGAACTCTTGCCCTCTTCTTTAAGCGTTACCTCGATAAGTTCCCATTCCAACCTGCCAATTGTCTTTTTTATATCATCTTTTTTCTTCTTATCAGTAGTTTCAAATAGTTCCTTGTGAAGCAACTTCAATTGGCTCGCTTTATGTTGCGCCTCACTTACAGCGTCAAATAAACCTGGATTAGCAAATACCGGTTTCGTTGTAGCGGCAATTTTCTTTAACGTTAAACTTATTTTCTTTAGCTCCTGCTCTAATACAGACTGCTTGCTACCACTAAGCATATTTTGTGAATGAAGTTCAAAGTACTCCTTTTGTAGTGAGGACTGTCTTTCCTTTAAAGATTTGATTCGTTTTTCTTTATCAAAACCGATAGAGGCAATAAGTTTTTCATCAAAGAGCTTTACGCCTTCAAACTCTTCTAGCAGACTATTGCCCTGCATGATCTTGTAGTCCAGATTGGGTAAGGGTTTAATTTGTCTTATGTCATCCTCATCAACCACTAATGAAAGCCATAAGCGAAGCTTAGCGATTTCTACAGCCCCAGGATCTATATCCACACCGTACAGGGAATGCTGAATGCAGCGACGTTTAAAATCGTAAACAGTTCGTTCCTCATCTTGAATAAATATCGAGAGCGCATTCCTCGCTTTTACGATCTCACTCATCATACCAACTGGAAAGGCACCGGACCCCACGGCCGGGTCACAAACTGTAATGCCGGCCAGTTTTCGATCGATTAGTTCGGCATTTTCGCGGATGCTCTCAGGTAGTTTGTAAGAATAGGCGCTGGTCTCTGTACCATGGCTTTCGACCCGCGCTTCATTCTCACCGACCTGCTCACCCAAATGAATCAAGGTTTCAATATCTGATTTACTGATAAATTTATTGCCCTCCGACCCTGCCATTTCAGTTGTGAGATAATTTATTAGACCTTGTTGGCACATGTAATGAACTATTTCACGCGGGGTATAATAGACGCCGAATTGCTTGTTAAACTTGCTTTCATCGCCTTTTTTCCCGCTAGTTAGTGCCTTCTTGTACTCCTCAAAGTTGTCCGGTCGAATGGCATTAAATTTCTCATATGCTTTACCCAGCAATTCCGGGTCGATAGCCACTTCCTTTTCCATCGGCTCGTCTTCTTTGACGGTAAAGTTATAGAGGTCGAAGATATCGAGAATACCGTTACCTTCACCCATCTGCGCTTTTCGATTAGAAAACAGTTCGTTGGGTAGCAAAATGTCTGCATTATGCCAGCTATAATTACCAATAGGATCGAAGAGCCCACCATTTAAAAAGGGAATTTTGCATTTGAAATGGTCGTTCCAGTGGTCGATATCCGAGCGATCTCTCGACAATGCATCATAAAAGAGGGGTTCCAGAATGTCGTTAAAGAAATTCTTATATGTCCCGTGCTTTCCTTCAAACAGTTCCCTCAAAAATTGCTTTGAGCCGTCCCCCCACTTGTCATTCCCCTTAACTCCAAACCAACCCTTTTTCTGTAAAAAGTAGAGAAAAATGATCTGTCCCAACAATTTCTTGGCAAAGTCAACAGTGTTCACTCCGATAGCTTCGAAATCGGCTTTGATGCGGGAATCGTTTTGAACCACTTTATCTAATGCTTCTTTCGCGCGAACAAAAAGATCCCGGTATTTCAAAAAGAACTCATTCGTAACAGTTTCTATGTTGAAAGATTCTTCCAATTCGGTGAGACTCGGTGACTGTTCGTCATTTGCTAGAATGTTGATCAGTCGACTCTGGGCTGTGTGGCTTTTTTCGCTGATACCCACTAAAAAAGACCAACGCCGAGCAGGGGTAAATTCTTCTTTCACTTTCATTTTGCCGGTCGTGGTCTGCTCAAATTTATAGTCCATCTTAACCAGCGAAAACCGCCAATCAGTTTCATCGGGGGATACGAACGCTACCAGAGCGGCATCCTTCAGTTCTCCACCCCGGCTGCCATTGAGATACCAGGCGACAAAGTTCCGCTGCATAGTGCGAGCACGCTCCAGCGAGCTTTCTTTCCTGAGCCTGATAATCAATACATCAACCTTCTGTTCGCCATCGGTGAATTTGGCGATGCGCTCCAACGTGCTTATGGAGGGCTTATAAGCGTCAGGGATGTATTGCCCCTTGTAAGTAAATGGCGCGTCCTCACTGCGATTTAAAAGGTTCTTAATAAACGTAGAAAATCGCGCCTTTTCAAACGGCTTTTCAAATGTTTCTTTGATTAGATTGCGTGCCTGTTGTCTGTCCATAATTATTCACCACTCAAATACATGGATAAAATGACTTCCCGTTTGCCAAATACCGCCGGATTCTGTTCGGCATAATGCTGTTCGAGCAGCTTAGCCGGGATGTGAGTTTGCAGCACCCCCAGTACCTTAAAGGGGTTGATCAAATCATTTTTTAAATCATTTAGAGCCTGCAACGTTTGTTTTGCTGTCTGCTTTGGCAAGCCGCCTTCCGCAAGCTGGGTGAATACTTTCTTGAGGTAGAGTTCCTGATCATCCGTCAGCTTTTGAGTGTTCTTCATCGTAACTTTTAAAATCTTAAGGATGTTGGCCGCGCTGTCGCGCCCGCCGCCTCTTTGCTTTAGTTGGGACTGCTCCTCGGTGGTCGAGAAAACAAAGGCCTCTTTGTTCTTATCCATCAGATCGTAAAACTGTCCCGGCAATTTTTTCTTTGGTTCATCAACGCCACTCTCCAGCAGTTTGGCTGCTGAGATAAAGTCCAGCTCGTGCGCTTCCGGCTGAGCCGCGGCCATGTAGAATTTCTGGAGTTTACCCCTTCGAAAATAGGTGATCAGTGAATCAGCCTGCTCAGCGAAGTATTTAGCCGTGCGTCCTTTTTTGGGTAGCCGTTTGATCTTTTCGAACAAGTCAGGGTCTTTATCGCGAATCTCTTTTATTGCATGCAGATATTTCAATTCGGTCTCCCCCGCTTCATCCTCGCCTTCTAAAGCCTGTTTTGAGATCAATCGGTTAAAGAGTTCATGCGAGCCGATGGGTTCCCCTTCGGTCAACAATTCGGCATCGCCACCCAGCAGGGTTAAAAAGGCATTGATTTTGGCTTCCGCCGCTTCCCTGAGTTTGATCTGGTCGTTGGATTGAGTAGTGGGAAAAAAGTTAAACGTATGAATCTTATCAGCCGGGGTATCGACCCGGTTTATGCGGCCAACTCGCTGCATCATGCGGGTAGGATTCCAGGGAATGTCGTAGTTGATCACCGTGTTGGAGCGATGCAAGTTCACGCCTTCAGCCAAAACCTCTGTGGCCACCAGTATCCGGTACTCGCTCTTTGGATGACGAGCGCGCGCGTCAAAATTTTCGATGACTTTATCGCGTGTCGCTTCGCTGGAAGAGCCAGTATAGCATAACACCTGGTCAGGGTACTTCTGGTGCAAATTTGTAAAGAGATAGTTAGCAGTCTCCTTGGATTCGGTGAAGATGATCAAATGATTCTTTTTCAATCCAGGATCAGTGGAGAGCCCGTCGATAAATTTTAACAGCTTCGGATCGCGATGAATGTTCGTCCAGAATTTTTTAATCTCCAGAAGCACATCACGGTCGTGCTGCAAATCATTCCGGAATTCTTCTCCAAAATCGCCACTGCTAAGGCGCTCAGCTTTGCTTTCGTCGATCAGGCGCTGCACGGCCTCATCATCATCGTCTTCCAATAATTCAAATATCTTGCTGGTGTGCTTCTTACTCACATAGACATTGCCCTTGTCAAACTCTTTAATGAACATTTCATAGGAGTGCAAAAAGCGGTCAATCGAATTCCGAAAGGCAAAAAAACTGCTTTCCAGGCGTTTAACCAGCAAGATCTTCATGAACCGGCCCATATTTTTCTGTGATTGCCGCTCAAGCGGGTCCACCTTGCCTTGATAATAAAGAAGGGGCATATACCGTGCGTATTTGAAGTCTTTAACGATGAGCTCAATGGTTTTAGTAAAGACCTGATCTTCTTTCTCGTTTAGTTCATAAAAAAGCGGGACAGGCTTCTCCACACTGGGGAATTTGAGTCCTTGCTTATTAATATCATCGGAAAAATACTTTACGATCTCTGTCCGAGTGCGGCGTACCATTAAATATTTCAGTACCTTTTCCCGTATTTCACGCGCGTTCTCTTTCACGATAGAAATGTATTTGTCATAATCTTTCTGGCGGTCGAGTTTTTTCAATTTTTGCTCAAGTCGGCTGAAAAAGCTTTCCAGGTCGGGCAGATTGGGAATGGTACTCTTCTTCGCTTTCTGAAAGAGCTTAAGTAAGCTGAGGATATCTTTGGGCGCATTATTGTAGGGAGTGGCGGTCACCAGGATCACCCGTTTGCCGCGACAGATTTCCGCCAGCTTCTCGTAGGTCGCGGTCGTTTCCGTTCGGAAACGATGGGCTTCATCGATAATAATGTTGGCGTACTTATCAGTTCCCCTGCTCAGGAGGTCGTCCAGTTTCCCGAGGGATTGAAAATCAGCAGGCACGTGAAAGTCCGAAAACACGTTAGTCCAAGAGCCGGGATTGGATTTTTCCAAAAGTACAGGCGGGGCAATGATAAGCGTTCTCCCCTCCAATTGTCCCGCCAGCATGGCGGAAATATAGGTTTTGCCCAGTCCTACGACATCGGAGATGAAAACGCCGCCATACTCCAACAGTATCTTTCTGGCATTGAGGACTGCCTGCTCTTGGTATTCGAGTTTCTTAAACTCCTCGGGGAGGTACCTTACAAAAACCTCATCGGTTTGGCTGAGTTCATCTTTGAAATATTCGTAAAGGAATTTTAGATAGAGTTGATAGGGCGTGATACTTTGGCTGAGCCAGGTCTTGTCCTGGATCGTCTGAACATACCGCTCACTGACATCCACTGCTGACTGCCACAGTTCCTCGAACTTTTGGCGTGAAAACTCATAATCACTGCGGTTTTTTAACTCGACATTAAATTCCAGATTATCAATGAGTCCGGCCTGGGTAAAGTTGCTGGAACCGGTAATTACCCTCCCTATATCGCGGTCTCCTTCACAAAAGGTCATAATGTATAGTTTGGCATGTATATTCTGGGATGGGTAGGCCCGAATTTCTAGTTTTTTATCCCTGACCCATTCAACAAACTTATGCACCCCTTCTTCGACGTTTCTATTATCGTCTGAGTCTGCCAATTCCTGCTCAACGAGTCTCTCAACCTCTTCCTTCGTTTCTGCATGAGAAAATTCAATGACTTGTTGCCGAGGATCACTAGCTTTAGCAATCAGGTCAAAAGTCTGCTTGTTGGTGCTGATGCCAATGAGAATTCGAACCTTTTCTGTCTTTTCCAGAGACTTATACAGCGCATGGAACCCGCTGGTATAGAAATAACCTACCAGGCAATCGAAGAATGCCGTATCCCGAATAAGAACCTCAAATCGGTCTTTGAGGCTTTGATTTTTTTCATTTGTTATAAATGATAGATCAGTATTCATATGTTCGACTGCTTTTAACTCTTTATTTTCGGAATTATGTTTTGGGCACTCCGGTTGGGCCATGATTTTCCTCTTTTTTACCCGTACTGGCTTCTGTACACTATCCATGGCGGTATGTTCCGCCGGTGAGAATTCTGCTAGCTCGCTTTCTTTCAGGATACTCCACTCTGCTACATACTGTCAAAACAAGGAAGTAGCGTTTTCTACTTCCTTGGAGTTGAAAGAACTGAGCGATTATGATCCTTCCCACGCCCGGCATTGCTCGGTGTACTCACAGCCTAAGCACATAAAACTTTGCCCGGGAAAAAAGATCTGCTCCCGGATCAAGGTACAAACCTGAAGATTAAAACCTCTATGAGCTTATTTTGTCGTTAAGGCGCTTCCTGATCACATCGCCCGAGACGCCAAGCTGTTTCCCGATTGCCGCAAAGCTCAAGCCTTGCTTTCTCAGTGCTTTGGCGCGTTCCAACACCAGGGGTGCCACTGGCGGGCGACCCAAGCGCTTGCCTTTGCGTTTGGCGCTTTCGAGGCCCGCAATTACCCGCTCCCGAATAATCTCTCGCTCGAACTCGGCCACCGCCGCGATCATGTGAAACATAAGCTTGCCGGCGGGGGTGGTGGTATCGAGCTGTCGGTCATCATAGGAGACGAAATCAATGCCCAAGTGCCGTAATTCATCGAGTGTATTAATCAGATCTTTCATAGACCGGCTCAGTCGATCCAGCTTCCAGACCAGGAGCACATCAAACTTGCGGTGCCGGGCCTCTTTCATCATGGCATTGTAAGCTGGCCGCACGGTGTGCTTTCCTGTAAAGCCTTCGTCCGTAAATTCTTTAAAGATGATCCAGCCAGAACGTTGAGCGAAGGCTCTCAGCTCTTCGAGTTGCATGGCCACCTTTTGACGGTCCGTGGACACGCGGGCATAAATGGCAGCGATTTTTTGTTTCATATGGATGCGGATAAAACCCCTTCTATTATTAGTATGCTAACTCCCTATTAATTCAGCATTTTCAGTCTACGTCAAAGTTAAGGATAAAACAAGTGTTTTATCCGAATTGTACTAAGAGGTGAAAGAAGGTGGAATGCCAAGGCTGGTGAAATAATCCTTAATGTTCAAAACCATGAAACTGCTAACGAAAGACCTCAAAATACGATTCGCCCGGGTTGGATGCCAGGAAGAGCAAGTTGATCCCTTGGTGATCGCGAAATTCTTTGACCCGACCGGAGGCGCCACCTGGTATGCTACCGAGTATTACCCGGCTGAGCGCCTCTTCTTTGGTTATATAAGTTTGTTCGGGGATTGGAATGATGAGTGGGGCTATTTCAGCCTGGACGAACTCGAACGCTACCAGGGACCCCTCGGTATTGGCATTGAGCGCGATCTCTACTTCGAGGAACGCCCCATAAGCAAAATCGATCCCCGCGCGATTGAACATCGATTGAACGCAGAGGGCTGAGGGCTTCCTCTCGTTGCCATTTGTTTCCTGTCATGCTATGTACACTTTCTTTTTTCGGATCAGATAACAATTCAATACGGGCAAACTATGTCAAAGAATAATGATTTGGATCTTAAACGATGGGAACTGGAATCAGAGTTACGAAAATTATGCGTTCCCTTCACAACCGAAGAGAATGATTGTGTCCTCATACAGCGGTACAAGACCGCGTTGAATGCTCAGTGGTTAGCCAAGGCTTCTCGGGGGAAGGTTATCCGCCGTCGGAAAAAGGACGTTCAAGTTTCCCCTGCTGGGAAGCTATCGGGTGGGTCGATATGATCCCAATCCAGATACGCATTTAAAAAGGAAGTAGAGGTTCCTACTTCCTTTGATTTTTCTGAAAGAACTTTAATCTAATTCCCTTCCCACCCCTGACATGGCTCCGCGAACTCACACCCGGCGCACATGAAGCTGTGCTTCGGGAAAAAGATCTGCGCACGGATACCTTCGAACACCTTCTTGGCTAGGTTGAAAAACCGCCGGTGATCGCATTGGTGCGTCTCCAGCACGAGTATCCGAGGCCGTTTGGATTTGATGAAATTCACGACCTTAAAGAGCCTGGGCAGCCGCTGGTGGAGGAATTCGTAGGCGTAGCTGTAGGCACTGAGCTGCACGTTCACGTCCTTGATGTCCATCGCTTTCAGCGACGTCTTGAATTCAACGATGGTGTCGGGTTGTTCAAGGAGGTCGATAAAGCCTTCCAGATTGATCCCCAACCGCTCGCCGGTGACCGGATCTTCCAAGGGCACTGTGAATGGAATTTCAGTGCCCTGCACCCCGTCATGCGGTTCCCGGTAATACAATCCGAGAATACTTCGTCCGAGCATGATGAGGCCCGCTGGCGTTTCCCACTCTTTGTAGCGGACGTGACTTTCGATGGTTTGGCCGTACCAGTCCGCCTCAAAGACCTTATGCAGCTTATCCAGGGTGGGATTTCTTCCCGCCAGGCGCTCCGTATGGAACCAGGACAGGGCAGCATGAACTGCGCTGCCGAAAACCAGCCCGGACGCTTTGAAGGGTTTGGGGAGCAAATCCACATACTGGAACTTGTATTTGAGGCTGCACTGCGAGTAGAGATTGATCTGGCTGCTAGAAAGGTGGTCCATCGCTGTTGCCTCCCCCGTTTTTCCCCAAAAGATGCTCTATCATCCGGCTGGCTTCCGACTTGGACACGTCTTTGAGGATCTCGACCCCGAAATTCTCCTTTAAGAATTGGTAGGCGCCTTCCTTTTCAATGCCCTGGTCGGCCAAGATCCGGAACATGAATCGTTTCTGGGCGTCGGTGATGGTGCCTTCGCCGCTGGATGAACCGTTTGATTGCCTCCTTTCCTGTTTGGTTTCTGTTTTTTTGTAGGATGTGGTTTCCGTTCTCGACGTCGGCCCGATCTCCTTTTCCACGAAATGGAGACTGAGCACAAGGGTCCCGTCGCCGCTCCTTACTTCGATGCAGTGGGCGGTCTTTGCCATGTTTTCCTCCTGGGTAGAAAGATTTAAAAGAGCTGCCTTCAGCCTACCGCAGTGAGGAGAACCAACAAGCCGGGCGAAATTGCCGTTAAAGCCCACAATGCCTCTCTTTTTAGAGGCCTTTATCGCCGGTACCATAGAGGTATGAACAACCCTCCAAAACAAAACGCCATTACCCCTTTTGCCGCCACGAATTACCGGGACAACCAGAAGATCTTTGGCATTAAAGAGCAGGATCGGTGCGGCCACATGTACTTGATCGGTAAATCCGGGACCGGCAAATCCACCTTGCTTCGCAACCTGGTGATCTCGGATATCCGGAACGGCCACGGCTTGGCCTTGATTGATCCGCACGGGGACCTGGTGGAAGATATTCTCGATCATATCCCGCCGGAGCGGATCAAGGACGTCATCTACTTTAATCCCGCCGATCTTGCCTATCCGGTCGGCTTCAATCCCATTGCCGAAGTGTCGCAAGATTACCGTCCACTGGTCGCCTCCGGTCTTCTTGGCGTGTTCAAAAAGGTGTGGCTGGAATTCTGGGGGCCGCGTCTTGAACATATCTTGAGGTACACCCTGCTGACGCTTTTGGACTATCCGGGGACCACTCTGCTCGATGTTACGTGCCTGCTCACCCAACCGGCGTTTCGAAAGGAAGCCATGTTTTTCGTGAACAACCCGGACATTCGTGATTTCTGGCGCAGTGAGTTTGACCGCTATTCGGACCGGTTTCGGACTGAAGCGATTTCTCCCATCCTCAACAAGTTCGGCCAGTTCGCGGTGAGCGCACCGCTTCGCAACACGCTCGGCCAAGCGCAAAGCGCCTTCCGTTTCCGCCAGGTGATGGATGAGGGCCGGATCGTGCTCTGTAACTTGGCCAAAGGAAAGATCGGCGAGGATACCTCCACGCTCTTAGGCTCTATGTTGGTTTCCCAGATGCAACTGGCCGCTCAGAGCCGGGGCAATATCCCTGAGCAGCTCCGCCGGCCTTTTTACCTTTATGTCGATGAGGTTCACAATTTTTTGACCCTCTCGTTTGCCGACATTCTCTCTGAGGCAAGGAAATACGGCCTTCATCTCGTGTTGGCGCATCAATACATCAACCAGTTGGACCCTAAGATCCGGTCAGCGATCTTCGGAAACGCCGGTACGCTCTTGGCCTTCCGGGTCGGGGCCGAAGACGCCCAATACCTGGCCAAAGAATTTTTGCCGGTCTTTGACGATGAATCCCTGGTAAGTCTTCCCAACCACCATATTTATCTAAAACTTATGATCGACGGCCATGTCTCCAAGCCGTTCAGCGCGGTCACTTTGCCCCCCTTTACAACGGAAAATTCCTTTAAATCAGCGGTAATTGCCGCCTCACGTTCCGCTCACGGCACGCCGTGCGCCAAGGTCGAACAGTCCCTCAATACCAGACATTAGACACTCTTCCCCACTCTCATAGCCCTTTCAGCTGGTTGCTTTACCCAGCAATTTGTCCCCGCTTTTCAGCCTTTTTCACTCTGCTACGGTAGAACCAGAGCGTGCTCAACGTAGCTGGCTCAGGCGCACCCCCGTTTGTGTATGAAAACAAGCGGGCGACAATTCCGTAAAAATTCGGATGCTCCTGAGCCATCGCGCTCTCCATGTAAGCACCATCTATGACAGACGTTTTTCCCAAGCGAAAACTGATTGCCAATGGGTTACGGAGATACCGCCGTGTTCGAGGACTCACTCAACGGGAGGTGGCCCGGATCTTAGGACTCAAGAGCCCTAGCATGATTTCGCGCTGGGAAACAGGCGTGTGCGTACCCGACACCCTTAATCTCTTTCGCCTGGCAGTTCTTTATCGCACCATGGTGGAAGCCCTGTTCGGGGAGCACTTACAACAGGTGCGCACCGAACTTACCGAAAAGGAGCAGTGTTATTTTCCCAACTCTTCTGAGGAGGCCGTTTCCAATCAGGAACGGGACCGTACTTTTTCCACTCCTTCTTGGTGATCCATCCGGTGCTGTTTTAACAACTAATCAACCCAAGACTGACCGTTTCGCATCTGGCCGCCCCGCCGCGCCAGATGCGAACTCCCTTGGCCTATGGCAAAAAACAAACAGTGGTGGGCACCACTCTGGACCGGGCTCATCATGGATGAACGGGCGACCCATTATCGCAAAATGAAAAATGCTCTTTGGCTCTTTCTCTATTTGGTGCTCGGTGCCAATCGCCAGACCGGCATGTTGGTTCGGAAGATCCAGACGATCTGTACCGACATGGGCCTGGAAAGAGATACGGTCCTTCGCTGGCTCAAGATCCTTCGCGAGGGGGACTATATCGCCACGAAAAGTAACGGACGGTGTCTTTCCATCCAGGTGAAGAAATGGAAAGCCTCCGGTGGTAACGCCATACAGCCACCCCAGCCGGGGCAGGCCTCAGCTCTCAGCCGTGGCATGCGGCCCACCTCTCAAACGGTCTCCCAGACACAAAATATCCCTTCGCTTTCGCAAAAATTCGCCTCCCATGCAACGGCTAACGAAAGATCGATAAAAAGAGGATTATTAAAAATCGATATCGAAGGTAAAAAAGCGTTCCTTAATCGGGTCCGTGGCACGCCTGGTTACCAGGGACCATCCCGAGAAGATCTCTTGGCCCATGATCTGGCTGAGGGGCTCGATGATCTTAAGGGCCTTGCGCTCTACCGGTCCTACGCAAAAAAGTACCCCGAGCCCCTCTTACGGCAGGTCTTTGCCACTATCATGCTCATACCAGCCAAACACATCAAGAAAAGTCGCGGGGCGCTCTTTAACTATCTCATCAAACAACATGATGCCAACACCACGGACCGTTCTGGCCGTTAATCCCGGCTCGCGCTACCTTGGCATCGCCGTCCTGCAGGGGACTCAACTACGGGACTGGCGAGTCAAGGTGCTCAGGGGCCGTTCAACCAGGGAGAAGGCCGGTAAAGCCAAATACATTCTCCTGACATTATTGCAGCGGTATCAGCCAGCCGCCTTGGCGATAAAAAAGCTGGATCGCTGTCGCAGCTCCCGTGCGCTGAACCAGTTAACCCAGGAGATCTCCATTCTGGCTGAGTCAAACGGCGCTAAGGTGCGCGAGTATCCGCTCAGACGGTTAGAACGATTCTTTACGGGACAGCGAAAGAGTAACAAACGGGCCATGGCCGAGATCCTTGCCACGGAGTATCCGGACCTCATGTATGAGCTCGACCGAGAAAAGGCCGCTAAGAATCCCTATCACATCAGGCTCTTTGAAGCGGTGGCGCTCGCTGCTCTATGCGCCCACGAATTGGATAATAATTAAGCAAAGCGAAGATATTATGGGGGTCTCTTCGCTCATCCTCCCTCTTATGCCAAAAAGCAAAACCAATATTCTGGCCATTGACCCCGGCACCCGCTATATGGGCGTGGCCCTCCTCGATAAACAAAAGCTGCTCTACCACGGGGTGACGGTCTTTCGCAAAGGCCCCACCCCTCATTTCACCCTCAAAGAAGGTCGCCGGGTGATCCTGCGACTCCTGGCGGATCTGAAACCGGGAGTGCTGGTGGTGGAAAAAACGTTCTTTGCCAATAACCGCAATGCCGCGCTGCTCAATGTCTTTGCTGACGAGATCAAGGCCCTCGGCAAAAGGAAGCAGCTCAAAGTGATCTGCATTGCGCCCAGCACCGTGAAAAAACACATTTGCGGTAATGGCCGGGCCAGTAAAGCGGAGGTGGCCCGAGCCATTATCTTGCGATTCCCCGAACTCAAAGTGTACCTGACGCAGGACCGCGCCTGGAAAGAGGAGTTTCACCAGAACATGTTTGATGCGGTGGCCCTCGGGATAACCGCCACAGAAAAGCAACCCGAACCGAAGTCCAAGCATTAACCCTCCAGTTAACCAATCGTTTCCCGCCCCCGGATCTCTGGCAAAAATGTCCCGCTTCCCCACCCTTTCAGTTCTTTCCCATCGTAATTCCCGGTTAACCAAGAAACCCACCGGGAAGCATGGTTCTTTTCAATGATTTACGTCGCTTTGAGGAAAAACCAACCCACAGGAGGTCACTATGGAAGGCTTTATGATGCATGTTGATGGCAAAGAGGTAACCCGTGAGCAGTTAGATTTGATCCCGCTGCCTCAGGAGTCGGACACCTATAAACCAGTGAGCCATTATCATTTGGCGAACAAGCTCCTGACCATCTCCCAAGTCATTTTGAAAGATTACCTGCTCGTTGGCGAGCATTACGGACTGGCCCGGAACGGTAACCAGATGTTCGCCTTCTTCAAGTTTCAAAAGGATGTGGGCGATCTCGCGCTCTCGCTGGCCTTTCGCAATAGCTACGACCGCTCCATGTCCATTGGCCTGGCCATGGGGGCCAGCGTCTTTGTCTGCGACAATCTGGCCCTCCAAGGCGAGATCGTGGTGATGAAAAAACATACCAAAAATGTTTGGCTCGCACTGGAAACAACCTGCATTCAAACGCTTTACCGAAGCCAGGACTGCTTTGCAAAGATCACCGAGGATGCGGCAGCGATGAAAAGTTACCCCGTGAACGATCTGGAGGCCTTTAAACTTATGGGGCTGCTCTACGGGCGAGACATAATCAGTCCGCGTCAACTCACCGTCGTGAAAGAAGAATGGCTGCGCCCGACCTATGAAGAGTTTCGGCCAAGAACCATGTGGAGTCTCTATAACGCCTGTACCGAGGCGTTGAAATCCTCACCCCCGCTCACGGTGATGGAAAAGCATGTGCAACTGCACCACACCATCACCGCGCTGGGAGGGGGTGGACGGTGAAAAAGGAACTCACCACAGAAGATCTCAAGCTCTTGCTGGCCGGCACTCACATCAAGCTCGACTGCGGCCACCAGGCCACCCCCGGCCACAACTTCGCGAACACGATCATTATTGTGTCCCTGGGCGGCGGGAAGATCGAAACAAGTTGCGCGGAATGTGGATATTAGTTCTTTCAAAAAAGACCCCAACCCAAAACATGGGAAGGGGTCTTATGCATGAATGAACTGGGATTTATAATCTCATCTACTAAAAGCCCCTTTCTCCTTCATATCAAAACCAACAACATTCACCAAACACACTTAACGACTTGCTAGTTTTGACCATATTATAGCCGTCTGCTATCATAGTATATAGTGTCATAGATACTAAAACTAAAACGAAAGGAGGTATCTGAGTTCTTTTACAATTGAATACAATACCTTGTTAGGTAATGACTTGTATGCTGAACACTCACCAATAAGTTTCACACCAAAGGAGAACGTAATGTATTTATCGTCTAGAGGATGGTTAATATTACTCTTAGCTTCGCTGTTCATCGTTTGTGCGAGTACGGCAGCTATGGCTGTCCAGCCGCAAATCGCCGGTGGTAGATTTCATACCCTTGTTCTTGATGTTAATGGAACATTGTGGGCAAGCGGTCAAAATAATTATGGTCAAGTGGGTAATGGAACAACAATCAATGCCCTTTCCCCGGTGCAATTACCGAGCGTCTGGACGAAAATTACTGCCGGTGGTTATTTTAGTGTTGGGATAAAATCCGATGGCACGCTCTGGTCATGGGGCGCAAATACTTCGGGTTATGCCCTTGGTAGAAATATTGGTGCGCAATACTATAGTAATCAGCCAGGCCAAATAGGCAGTGACAATGATTGGGTAGATGTTTTTTCCGGAGCAATTCACACACTTGCCCTTAAATCTGATGGTTCCTTATGGGCTTGGGGATATAATTCCGCTGGACAATTAGGAAGGGGAACAATGGACAGTTCTCTTATACCAATTCAAGTGGGAACTGATACCGATTGGAAATCCATTAGCGCCGGAGAATATCATTCGTTGGCAATAAAAACCAATGGAACACTGTGGGTCTGGGGAAGTAATAGTTTCGGGGAAATGGGTAATAATTCCAGAGTGAATGTCCTCAGTCCATTACAAGTTGGTACGGCTACGGATTGGTTGCAAGCGGTAGGAGGAAGTAACTTTACCATAGCGTTGAAAACCGATCATACGCGGTGGGTTTGGGGCACCGAAAATAATGGAGCATCCGGAGATGGATGGAACAGCGGATATAGGCTGACCCCCTATAAAATTCCAGGAGAAAATGATTGGTCGGCTATTTCCGCTGGGTACTTGCACGGCATGGGATTGAAGTTGAACGGAAGCTTATGGACGTGGGGATACAATTATAAGGGCGAGATCGGAAATAATACCACCACCGACAAATTCACCCCATATAACGTCAATCCCGGACAAACTTATACAGTAATACCCAGAGCTATGATGGAAGCAGAGGCTAGCTTTGCGGGTAAGTCAGACGGAAGTGTTCAGGCATGGGGGTTTAACAACAATGGCCGGTTTGGTGATGGGACTAACGTTGACAAAAAAGTTCCTTCTCCGTCGCTGTTCAATCTTGGTCAGCTTACGTTAACCACGGTGGCTAATCCCTCCAACCAAGGATCGATTTCTGGGCCGGGGATCAATTGCGGCTCGCAAGGAAGCGATTGCAACGAGGCATACCCTCTCAACCAGCAGGTCACGCTTACGGCTCTCGAAGAACCAGGATACACCCTGCATTACTGGTACGATGGTCAGAATTATACGTATTACACGACTCAGCTGACCGTCACCATGAACGCGAGCAAGACCGTGACCGCATATTACGCCCCACTGCCGGGGATTAGTGTCAGCGTTAGTCCGGAATTCAGCGGAACGGTTGTAGAAAATATTCCACAAAATCCTCGGATCAGTTGCCCCGGCGACTGTGAAGAAGCATTGGATTACAATCAGCAAATCACCCTCACCGCTCAACCCCAACCTGGTTACACTTTTGTCCATTGGATGGTGGGAGGCAATGTAGTGTCAACTAGTTCAACTGACACTTTCACCATAACGGACCCGATGCATCTCTCCGCTGTCTTTCAACCGATCTACTCGCTCACCGTAGTTTCTAGCCCTGTGGAAGGTGGTTCCATAACAAGTGATATTGGTGGGATTTCTTGCAACGGATCACCACCAAACACTTGTCAGCAGGATTACCCTTCGGAGCAGAACGTACAAGTGTCGGCTCATCAAAATCTAGGATTCGTTTTTGATCATTGGGAACTGAACGGCTACAACAAACCATACACGCAGAATCCTCTTCAAGTTACCATGTATGCAGCCAATACCTTAAAAGCTGTTTTTCTCCCCGTTAATACACTCGCCGTAACGGTCGATCCAACTGATGCTGGAAGTGTGTCCAATGACGTGAATGGTCTCATCTGTTCTCAAAGTTGCCAAACTTCCGTAAGTCCCGGAACTGTTGCAACCCTTACTGCAGCGGCAAATCCAGGGTGGGTTTTTGACGTTTGGGTTGTGGAGAATGCACTCTATGCGCAGGACACTCTGCCCTTAACCCTTTTAAATTCAAGAGCGGTCAAAGCGGTATTCAGACCTCAAACGACTGGGAATGAACCTGATACTGAATTTTCCTTGTCGGTTCCTGCCATAAACCAAAAAGATTCAGCCTATCGGTTTTTTGATGGTACGGGTAGTGCTGGACCGGCGGGGTGTGTGCCGGTTTCATTTACGATGATGTTTCTCTACTATTTTAATAGTATGAATCCCTATGGCATTCAGCTTGACAACTCCGCTTACTCGGAAAACACTGAGAAGATACTCGAGTCGATGGCAATGTACCTCGATGCTTACATTCAAAAGGGCGGGACGTGGGTTGATGATCAGGTAACGCTGGAAAAAATGAGGGATTATTCCGTTAGCATTCAAACATCGGCAAGTCCCCAAAACGTTTATGTACAGTGGGACATCGACTACCTCAATCCATTGCTTCTGTCTTCACACCAGACGTTAGATGTATTGAAACAAAAGCTCATGAACGGAGAACCAGCTTATGTTTCCGGATGGGTAGTAGTCTCCCAAATAGGTATGCCGGATCTTAGTGGAGGACATGCTGTTTTGGCGACTGGTTATAAAAGGATAAACGGCGTCGAATACTTACTGATCAATGATACTTGGAATAATGATTCTCACTGGTGTACAGTCAACTTTATTGAAAGTGACAATGCCGATGGGACTCATACTAGTGTGCTTAATCTGTGCTGGGACACATGGGATACAGTGTTTTTAACAATAAATAGCGCTTCGTTATTGGTGAATACATTTGTGGCCGTCCCAAAACTCATAACATTTGTTCCTTTCTAAACGAATGCTCAGGCATAAATAACTAAAAAAAGGCAGACTCTCAACTGAGATTCTGCTTTTTTTTAATAGAACTTGTAACTTAGTATTAAGCACTCTAAACTGCTACTCTTTAATAGCTGGTTGGTTCACATCTAAAGGCTTACCGTGGTTCAATGGAAAAGATGATTCTCTCGTCGCTCTTTGGTAAAAATAGACGGCAGTATAAAATACAGCCACAATTGCCAGAATTCCCAGGATTATATACATCTTATTTTTGATGATTGATTTTGGTTTAGATTGTTCCACATCGTTATTTTAGTTATTATCTAATTTAAGTATAATATGCTATAGCTTTTAGGTCAAAGATGGGCTTCAGAATAGGGCCATGCGAGTATAGAGGAATCTCTCGCTGCGATTTCCTCCTATGAAGTAATGGGAAGATCTGCCACTTTTTCAAACCGCGTTTATCAGATTCATGAAGTGAATAGTAGGTGAAAGTAGTTGACGATCATGGGGGAAAATATGGCTAAGCCTTAAATAAGGACCAAAATCGGGTACCTTCGGCAAAGCAGCGTCATTTCGCTTACTTACCTTCACAAATTTTCTGCCATAATCCTGCCATAATCGCTTTAAAGGACAGGTAACGATGGGTAATACGGTGAAAATCAGCAAAAGGATTACCATCGTTAAATCGCGATGTTACATAGAAATAACTTACCGATACATCACCTTAGCTACTCACGCTTTTCGCTTTTTTCTGACTCTTAATCAGGAGGTTCGGGGTTCGAGACCCTGGCGGCCCATCAGCAAATAAGCGGGGAATTCGCTGCTGAAG